ATTAGTCCGTGACAGCCCTTGCCTGATGGAGATTTCCATAGGGCATGGATGAACTGGTCTTGCTTGAGGCTTTCTATAACATCGTCAATATTATCTACATCGTCTATGTCTATGGGTACTAGGTGGCTGTGTTTGGATAGGCACTCGTCTTTGCGGTAGGTTGGCTGTCCTTTATCGTTCTCTACTTCTATGGTAAACTCTCCGGCATACAGGATGCAGGGCAGTTGTGATTTAAGGCTGTTAATCTCATCCTCATCGCTCGATTCTCTTATGTGCTCTATCTTATCCTTCCACCTGCCATCCCTGATATACTCAAGCACCTTATCTACTGGCTGTAGTACCGGCTTTGATATATCGGTTATTGTTTTGAATAGTGTTACGTTTGGCATCGTGAGAGTGAATGGTTTTTTTGGGAAAATTCATGCAGATAGAAATGCCCCCCGAATTGCGAGGGGCAACTATCTTTGGTTTCAAAAGAACAGATTAGAACGGGAGGCCGTCATCATCATTACTCGCCTGCACCTTTGGCTTAGACGAATACGCCTGCTTAGGAGCAGGTGCGCCACCCTTGCTTGTTGGTTCCCATGTATCAAATTGAGCGTACAGCTTGTCGCCTGATTTAGATGTCTTGATTTCTACGTTAACGAAACCATCTTTGTTTTTCTTTGAGTTAAGTTCTTCGATGAACTCAGTTGCTTTGAAAGATACTTTTACTCCGTACTTTCCTTGCTTTACGAACATTCCTTTTACGAAATCTGCCATTGTTTTTATTTTAAAGATTGATAATACTCCACTAGTTTACCATACACATCTACCGACTTCCTGTCTGGAGTTTTGCGATACAAGAAGTTGTGTATCTTTCTGATTGCATGCAGGACAGATGTCCTGTTCTTCTGCCCGTTGAGTAGCTTAACGATGCTGTCAATATTAACTCCTGAGATAGCAAACATCATGTACCAGCACCAATGACGAGGGTTGACGTTCTTGCCGTTTCTTATATCGTTGTCGAGAGTATCGTATCCTATGTTGAAGATAACACAGCAGGCATCACGCCATTTGTTGTACTCGGATGCAACATAGTCCTCGTTCGTCTGTTTACGATATACTATAAATCCCTTCGATGTCAGTTGAGCTGTCCACTTTATACCTGTTCTCTCGGAGAGTTCTTTGAGCGTGGATTCTATAAGCACTCCTACGGGTGTCATACAATAATTGAATTTACCTGTGATAATAGTCCGTCATCAAATGACAGCTCTAAGGTACATCTTTTCCCACGAATTTCACAATATACTTTTTCAAGCATAGGGAACATGATTTGGTTGTGCTTGATGTCGCATACCAGCATCGTGGTTGACACTCCGGTAAGAACAGCATCTTCTACAACCGACATTTTGATACGCTCTACAATGAGCCTGCCGACAGTATCAATGTAGTATATGTCGCCTTCGCCTGACATCTCATCGGTAAAGAAGTCGTGCATCCCATCGTTACGAAGGGCTTTCTCTTTGGAGCTGATAAGCCTTAGCACCTTAGGCGGTAGCCACATCAGCGGAATCATCACTAGGTCTTCTACTCTATCCATTGTTTCTTTTTTAAATATTGTTTTATATCTTCTATGGCGTACAGAAGATTTGCTATTAAAATTAATGACAAATAAATTGCCATTAGTATTGTCCCTAAAGCATAAATCAATGCCATCTTAACGCCAAATACATTATATATTTGGTCCTTAAGTAGCCATATCATCGGTCGTCTTTTTAGCCCATGCAGGCAGGTCAAGAGCATTCAGGTCAGAGCCTCCATAGAACTCGTACCCCATATCGAACTGGTCCATGCTCAGGCAATAGGAGAAGTCGGTCATAGCTTTCTCGAACAGCTTGTGCCCTTCCTTCATGTAGCTATCGGATGCTACAAATACACGGCTGAGGTATGGCGCAGACGTTTCGATGACGATGTATATCATCTTCTTACCATTGTACCACTGATACATAGCTGCCTGCAGATAGTACTTTAGGTTGTAGAAGTCACGTCTGATGTCGTCAATGTCAGAGGATGATGTAGTCTTAATCTCGAAGTTGTACACCGGGTCCATGCCATCCACATAACCACATATAGGTATGCCATCGTAGTACTTGTCAAAGCGTACCTCTTTTTCTGTCATCTGCTTGATGTAGTTGTACGTTGGACTGTACATTACCTGCGTTACAATCTCCTTCGCCTTGATGAAGGTCTTAGGCTCTACCACTTGTAGCTTCTTATCTGCTACTGATTCAAGGAACTTTTGATAGTCTTCCTTGCCTTGATTGGTACGCTTGTTAATGTCCGGCTCGATGATGAACTTGGAGTCAAACCCATCCGGCTCCAGTAGCATGTTGTGGATTAGAGAGCCGATAATCATTGATTCGGTAGGCTTCTTGTCCTGCGTCAGGTACTGGATGTAGTGCTGAGGGGACTTGATAAACTGTTTCAGTGAGCTGAACGACAGCGGGCGTTCCTGTAAGTACTCCTTTGTGATTGTCATGTTATATGGGTTTATTGGTTTATTGCTTTTTTAGATATGCCGAATGCTGTATCCATACCGTATCTTAATCCTGCCGAGAATATACCTCTAAGCAAGTAAGATATGAAGTTAGGGTTGTATTCGAATGTAATATTTACCATATCTTCTTTATAGATTTGAATGTCGATGAAGTGGATATAGTCTTTGTCGATAGACTTCCAGGCATCCAAGTACGTCTTATGGATTGTAATAGTAAGCTCGTTGAGTTTTGATGGGTCGTCAACGAATAGACCGCGAGTTTCTGATGTCATGTTTGTTTTGTTTAATAGTGAGTAAATCGTTTTATTATTTTTTATACATATATCCGTAGCACCTCCTGGTTATTATTGGTGCGTGAGGTAGCTTTTCCCTAATCCTCCTCATGTGTACGTCTATTGTTCTTGATTCTACAATGATGCCGTCATCCCATATATTTTTCAGCAACTCATCTCTGCTTATGATTCTGTTAGGATTGTTTAAAAGATAACAGAACATCATAAACTCCTTTCTTGGAGGGAATACCTTTACTCCGTTATGCTCTATTGATTTGTCTTGGTCATTGATTATATAGTCCATTTAGTTTATTTTTTGACTTGTATTGGTACTATAAGTACCAAAATGCCCCGGAATCAGGAGTCGAACCTGATACAATTTACTGAGTTTACAGACGGGCCACGTTCACCCTCATTGTCGGCTTTCCATACGCCTTCCGGGATATTGCCGCCCCCTTTAAGTAACCAATTACTCACTAACGATTAATAATAATTACAAGCGGCAATGCTTTTATATCTTTTCAATGTGTTCTTTAACCTGCTCATAGAACTCATACGTATCTCCTATACTGCATGTCTCAAGTACCTCATCTACTACCTTTAAGGCACATATCTTGGCGGTCGGCATGTATATCTTTGAATAGTCGGACAGCTTTGTCGGAGGCATCAGCATAAACTGATTAACGAGGCTATGTGCTTTTTGTTCTGCTGTCATATCAAAATTGTTTAGCGAATGATTGACGGAATGATGCGTGCGTCTTTACGCTGTCCGGTAGAGTCTTCGCCCACTCGATAGCCTTAGCCTTGTCCGTCATACCTGACAGCTTCGACAAAGCCTCTTGCAGAGGATGTACGCCATTAACTACGCCCTGCATATTGTTAATGTACTCCGTAATATCCCATATCTTATTACCCTTATCATCTGCCGGGAATGGATACTGCTTACCATTGAACTCGCTTACTCCTGCTTTCAGGTCAACGATTTCCAGGTCGTATAGGAATCTGCCTACTCCGAAGTTAACGGCTGCACGTTTGAAAGCGTCGGATGCTGCTGACTTCTCGGCTTCAAAGTTACCTTCTGAGCCTACGTCTTGACGCGCCATAATAGTTCCGTCAGGCATTACTACACCGATGGAGCAGTAGATGCTTCCTTTGATGTCGTAGTACTTCTTTACCCATCCGTAGGTACAGTACTTGTCAAGCGTATCCATCACCTGTCTTGCGTCGATGTACGCTACGCAGGTACACTTTGTATTGTTCTTGTTGAAGGATTGCACACGCCATTGGTATGGCATTGGCTTGGATAGATTGGTTGTTAGTTCGCTGATGAACTTTGCATTTGCTGTCATAGTTGTTTGTTTAATAAATCATTAATGTTTTACCTTCTTTACTCCTTAGTTCTATGCAGTTAAGTTCGCTGTCGTAGTGCTGGCATACCTTATGATAGGCTTGGTTTACATCCATGCACATGGGAGCGAATGTGTCAAACTCTTTCCTTGTAAGGAAGGGCTTGTGTTTGAACTTATTGAATCTCTCCTTGTAGTATTCGTAAAGGACAGCCATCTGGTCGGACTGCTTGTAGATTAGGTACTCTTGCTTAGTCATGTTATTTGGTTTGTTCGTGTTCAATAATTTCCAGGATTAGAGACCATACGTAACATCCTGCTGCAAACATGCCGATTGTGATGATGACAAATTCCATATAGTTTTGTTTAAATTGTTATGCAATATACTACATATAGTTGAATCCACCAAATTAAAATGGCATTTTTGTTCTAGGTGGGTAGTAGTTTCTGTACAGCATATCAATGAAGTCGCCATCGGAAAGATGCCGGTGCTTCATATATATGTCATCCCATGTATCATTGCGCCTATTATTCACGAGTAGCGCCTGGATTTCTCCGTCACCCCATGCTACGCCCTCGAATTGCTCAGGATGGCTGAACTCGGTAATGATGGTAAACTCTACCAATCTAGACGTAACAGCTTTTACAATATACTCATCGTCAAGGGATTTGATAAAGTCATCATCTGTCTTACATAGTGGTATGAGCAGGTCTTCGTCAACCTTGTCAACATACCATCTGTCATACTTGAAGATTAATTTTCCTTCCATGTTGATTTGTTTTAAATTATTATATTTGTGTATGGTTAAGAAGTCAAGAACTCAAAAGTATTACGATAAGAATCCCGAAGCAAGGAAGCGTAAGGCAGCGTACGATGCGCTGTATAACAAAGCTCCTGAACGTGTAGCATATCGCTCCAAGCTGAATAAAGCTAATCGCGAAGCCGGAACGTACGGTAATGGTGATAATAAAGATATGAGCCATACCAAGAATGGTAAGCTCGTTATGGAATCAAAACACAAAAACCGGGCTCGTAATGGCGCTAACGGGAAGTCAACCAAAAAATCGTGAGAGTGAACACTGCTACAGAATCGTATGGTAGCTACGGAAGCAACCCTCGCACACACCATCATACCATCTCTGCTGGTCTTTAGTTATTCCCGTACCACATGACTGACAGTTACACTCAGACTTAGGCTTATCATCTTCCATCAATATATCCCTTTGCTCTTCGCAGAATGACGCGAACTCTACCGCCTCCCATATAGCGCTGTCATCTATCTCTTTCTCTAGCTCCTTAATGTCTATCTTAGCCAGTGATGTATAGCTTGTAATCCTTCCTGACTCAAATGAATAGATGCCATTGCCTGTGTACTCATATCCGAACATGACAGCTAAGGCATGGCAGTAGAAATCATCATAAGACATCTTCTTCATGTCTTCATCCGTCGGCATATCCTGCATACTTAAGTAGTCTCCGAAGTCATCAACTGAGTCGATAGTATCTATCTTGGCAGATGGCGTATTAAACTTAGGCGTGTACCAATCGTCATAGTCGTAGTAGTATTTCTTATTAGTATATACCGGAGTCTCTACCTTATGCTCGTACCTCTTGTCTAGTGTCCACAGTATCTCATATACCATACGCAGTGTGTTGTCAACATCATCGACAGATATAAGTTCGTCTGATGAGTGAGGGTTGTAATAGCCACAGCTCATATTGGCTGTGCTGATACCTACCTGCCGAGTTGTTAACTTGTACACATCTGTCATACCACCGTCGTGGAAGTCATAGCCATAGTTCTTGATGATGTTAGCTACGTCATCCTGGAACTCTTTGGAGGATATAGGCGTTGATGATATACGATTGACAAAGTCCTTGTTACCTTTGCGGTCGCATTGCAGGATATACATGCAGTCGGAGAAGAAGGATAAGTCGGCCTCTCCACTACCTACGCAACCTATCTCCTCGTCTCGAAAGAAGCAGGCCTTGATACTTGTGAAGTCACGGACAGCAGCGAGGGCGATGTAGATGCCTACCTTGTCATCACCTCCTATGCCGGTGAAGTCGCGCTTGATAGGATTGTATCCGTATATGATGCGGTTGTCGTGGTCATAGCCTACCCTGAACTCGTCGTCGGGTACTATTGCGTGGACAGTATCGGTATGGGATACGATACATGGATAGCCATTAGGAAGTGGGATACCTTTGGTGACGTAGATATTGTTGCTCTCGATACGTACATCTGCTCCGAAGTATGTGGCGTAGTCTGCGATAAGTTGCGTCATGCGTTCGACATGACCTGAGTGCGACTGCGTACTCAGGATGTCCTTGAATAATTGTTCTACCATTGTTTAATTGTTTTGATTTTTAATGATTAAGGTTGCTCTTCTTCTACTTCTTGTTCGTCAGTATCGTTCTCTTCAATCCATTCGTCATACGCTTCTTGGCATACCACCCTACCATCAGGAAGCTCGCACTTTTCATCGTTCAGATACCACTCGTCTGTTATCTCACATTGGAAGCATCTCTCTGTCTTGTGGTATTCTCCATTAACCTCTACGGCTACCTCGTGTACATCATCTTCGTGTATATATCCATAGTCTTGTACATATACCGCGTATCTCTCAAGGATATTCTCGTTAGTGTATTCATCCCATACAGTATCATCATTAGGATAGTAGTCGTCTCTGCTTTCCACATACGTAACATCATCTTCGTGGTAATGTCTTCCGTAGTGTTCAGAGTACCTGATTCTACCGTCTTCATGATGATACCAGTCTCCATCTACCTCTACTGCATCGTCAATATGCACCCAGTTGCCATGTATATCTATAACACAATCATCTTCATCGTAGAACTCTCCGTTAATCTCTACCTGTCCTTCCTCCGGCTGATTGTTTATGAACAGACGCTTGTATCCTAATGGTATGTCTTTCGGCTCTTTGATAATGGTTGCAAGGAAGCTACCATTCCAGTTGCTTACGATACTATTTTCATCTCCTTCGACAGCTTCTACTAACGCCTCTCTATCTTCTAAGAACTTAGTGACCGATGGGCTACGCTTACCTCCGTACAATAAGGTGAACGCTGTCTCCATGTGCAGTAGTCTGTCGTCGTTGATATTGTGGTCGTATATACTACCGCTTGTGCTACGCAGTTGCAATATTGTTCCGTTGATTCCTGGAGTAGGGCAGTTAGTCAGATAGTATTTACCGCTGTTCATGTACATATACATCAGCGTATCCAGCCACGGGAACTCCCATTTTACCACATCTACCTTGTCGATATGTATGTTGAGAATCTTAGGCTCTATCTTTTCGCGGTTGAACATATCGAATGCGAAGTAATGACACGACTGCTGACGCTTGTAGTATATACCATGACGGCAGGCGTACTCAATCATGCTTGTCTCGAACTTGTCAGCTATCCGGTAGATAGTATCCATGTAGGTATCTGTACCATCGAACCACAGCAGCGCACGTGCTACGATAATGTGTTCGCTGTTACGTAACACTAGCATACTGACAGCATCTTGATTCTGTTCGTATAGCTTGAAATACGGCTGACATTCAGGCCTACGCATACAGCTATTGCCCAAATTTCCATCGCTTTCAGCGTAGTTCTTGTCGAGGTAGTAGTGCCCTATCATCTCTCCCGATGCGACACTGAAGAACGGAGCTTCGATACCTTCGCCATGCTCGTCGCCAAAGGTTGATACGTATGACTTGATGCGGTTAACCATACGCTCTACCTTATCGTCGGACATATCCTTGTTAATCATCTTGATAAACTTGCCAGGCTTTATTAGTTGCAGTCCCTTGTCCTGCCACCTGCCGTTTATTATTGTTGCTCCGCTACCTGCTTTGTAGTAGCCGAACATAGCACCCCTTAGGTGCACGTGTTCAATGCCTGGAAGTTCTGCTCCGTAGATAGAGTGTGCTGCGTTCTCGATGATGGCTTCTGTACGTAATGTAAACATAATGTTTGATTTGTTGAGAGATTAGTAAAAGGGAGGAGTTGTTACGCCCCTCCCATGATGATGTCATTTTAGTGCTACCTAATTAACCAAGCGGAAGGTATCCGAGGTCAACGAGGTGATGCTCTGCTTCGCTGTTTGCAAACACCGGAACTAGACGCACTGCCTTACCTTTCTTAGTAGGTGATGCGTACCATACGACGTCGCCTCCTTGCTTGTGCAGGTAGAAACCTTTGCCTGCTTCGTCTCCGGATGCAGTACGATTGACTACCTCGATGAGCCTCGTGTCATTGCAATCGGAGATATCAAGCGTATCAACGAATTGTGAGAGTGAACCCGAGTCAATGTCAAGCACGAAGCCTTGCTTTGATAGCAGGTCAGGGACAGCGTTAAGGATGATGGATTGTACGTCTCCGTTTTGGTCGGCATTGTACATTGCTTTGAGCGTGCTGCGGTCTAATGTTACTTGTGACATATCGAATGTTCAGTTTTTATCGTGGTGACTCCACGTTTGTTTAGAGTAATTAGTTATCGTTTATAATTATATCGGAGAATCTTTTATATCCTATATGCAGAAGGTATGCTTGTTCGTCTTCGTCATTAGTATTGACGATACCTAGAGACGCATCGCTACTACGCACGAATGTATCTTTAGATTTAAAGTACAGCCCCATGCCTTCTTCTTCGCCTAGAGTATATGACATTAGAGGTTGAGTAAATGATTCCACGCCCCATAGTCTCACTAACTCATCTATTGCACTCTCCATGTCATTAAAGCTAAATCCGTTACGCCTACGCTGAATCTTCTCCTCACCTATTTTCCAAGATGGTTTCTCCGGTGCATCTGCTATAACTAACACATCATCTTCGATGTCGTCGTCGTCTTGTTCTACATACGGATGGTCAGATACAATATCTTCCCATGCGTCTCTGAATAAGCTGTCCTTTATAGACAGCAGGCTGCTTTTAACAGCGAGTTTTTCTTGCTTTGTCATTGTGATTTGATTTATTGGTTAATTAATTAGTGAACTTCAAATATATAAGTGCCTGATTCAGTGAGCATTGGAAAGCGGATGAGTTTAACATAGTCGTACACTCCGTAGAGTATATTCAAATAGTTCTCCGCTTGTCTCTGCGTATCGAAATGCTTTTTAATCTGTCTCATTGTAGATTGATTTAATTGTGTTTCATTCCTGACATTACGCCATACCCTTTGCGTTGAGCCAGGCGGTTTACTCTATTAGCTGTCTCCATTGGTACGACCTGAATAGTATTGCCCGTCTTATGATTAGTTACGGGGATGCAACCTACCTTCTGCGTAGATGCACATGTAATACACGTATTGAATCCGCATCTAGTCAGGCGTAGTTCCGGCATTGGTCCGGAGCATCGTTTGCATGGTATCATTTTCATAAATGTAAATTGAAAGTTTACAATAGTGTAAAATAAAAAAGCCGGTCAGCGTTACCTGTTACCGGCTATCCTCACTCAAACACTGTTTTCTTCTGTCTGCATTACTAGAACAATTACTAGGCATACAACTAAGTACACGTAAGTGACTGCCCAGAATACATAAGACTTAAATGGGTTTAGCGAAAATGCTAACAGGAATATCCCGAATACGAACGGAACTAATGGCATTATGCCCGCTGTTAAAATCTTTTTCATATTAAGTTTTATTTAGTGAATGGATACAAGTTTCGCCCCTGAGCGCATCTTAGGCGCAGCTCCGGAGTATTTCTTTGGATGCCATACTCCGCATCCTCCACCTCCGGAATTAACGTAACGTGAGCAGGATGACATGATGAGAGTGAACAGAAAAAAGCTGAGTAGCTTTAATAAGCGTTTTACGATGCTTATATTTTGTTTTTTAGATTTAGTATAAACTTTTGCGTCAAAGTAGTGACCATTTGCCGGAGGTGTGGGCGGTACATAGTATGCACCTACATTCATTTCATTTGCCCATTTATTATATCCTTCCATATACTACATTTATATATTTTGCAATATTGCGATGGCTAATAATGATATTATTACTCCTACGCAAAATTCCAGTCTGCGCTGTAATTCAGCGTCAGTACATTTTCTTTTTTTCATGGATGAATGTTTAGGTTTATTAATTTGATTTCTTGTCTGATTTGCACTTCGCGGACATAAGTTTTTATGTCCTTTCCGAGTGCTGTCAGTTTCTGCATGAGCTGTATGGCTTCACGCTTTGTGTGTACGTTCATGCGTACATTTTTGCCGGGCTTTGCCGAGCATACTTTTGTCCCTTTCATTGTGTTTAGTGTTTAGAGTGAATAAATAGGGGAAAGCCCGGAATCGAACCGGACTACATTACTGCATGCACCATGCCATTTCCCTTTGTTATTATTAAAAATATTTAAGCAATACCATTTGTTTAATATCATGGCGAGTATAGGTATAGGGCAAACTTTGCCCTTGCCATTACTTAAATATTGGTTGTTTTTTTGCAGACATTTGTACCTTTATGAAAGTAGTCACGCCTTTACTAAATGAATAAATCGAAGTAGCAAAGTACTTTCATGCCTTAATTGTCGAATCTGTTTTATGCAGACTCTTCCGGCTGTCCGGTGTGTGGGGATATATAAATGATAAATCGAGATATATTTTTGGCAATCCTTACATCTGTTTTATAGTTCGTTTATAGGTACACTTTCATGCACCTTCGCCTAAACAGAAAAACTTTACTGCATCAGCATCATGCAGGGCTACTTTGTGTTAACTACAAATAATCTTTAATCTATAAAAGTCAAACGACCGGAGCGAATCAATTAGCAAACTTGTTTAAGGTTTGGGTCTTGGTATCGACTTACCACAAAGATTGATAAGGTATAAAAATACCTTTCCTTTCCTGAACATAATTAAATTATGTTTTTATAGAATGTAGTTAACCCTTAACGCTAAATAAAGTAAATTTATGCTTTACAGATATTAAATAGATTATTGGGCAAACTTTGCCGAATATAAACGGAGTTCACTGAACTTTTACCCGTTCATACATAAGTACTTAATACCCTTACTTTATTCTGTTATGTCAAAGAACTGAAGATGACATTGACATATCTTTGCCCGTTCACAACTTGTGAAGCTACCTGAGGAAATTCACTGAATTTTTTACCCTCATGTATGGTTATTTTTTGCCTATGCTTGTCGACTATCTTCATTTTTTGTCGACATATTGCACCCGTAGATAAGCAAAATTTTATCTGTACGTTTTTACGTATACGGGCGTGCCTTGTCTTATTCTATATCCAATAAGATAGAATCTGTAATTTGCTTTTTTGCTTCGTTTCTGTAATAACGGGCAACAACAGACAACAGACGGGCAAAGGTCCAGCCGTTCGCAGTGTTTGAATAATCTTCGGACATGGTAAGGAAAGGCAAAAAGTCCCGATATTTTAACGCCTGAATATTGGCAAGGGTAACATTTGCTCCCGTTTCTTTGCTTAATTTATCCGCGTATGTTTGCCCGTACTTTTGAAGCTCCTTAAATTGATAAGATAACGTTTTTTGTTCATCTTTGCGCTCCTTTATGGCTTCCTTCCTGGCTTCGTTCGTTTCTTTGCGGAGGGCTTTTTTTGCTTCGCGTTCCTGTTTAGCTGTCAAACCTTTGCCCGATAATTTACCATCTTTGCCCGTCAAGTTAATTACTTTTTTACCTTCGCTAATTGTTTGCTCCTGATTAACTGCGTTTTTTTGTGTGCTCATAAAATTTGTTTTGTTTTGAGTGATTAAATTAACGATACAAAGATAAGGAGTATATGTACTACATTCCAAATAAAAGCCATTAAATGTTTTCTAAATTTTAAGCTGTTTTATTAGAAAATATCTAACTAAATTATTTAGCAAATAATACTAAAATAATTAGCTGTATTTATCCAATAAACAAACATAAAAAAATAACTTCCTGACATGGCATAACATCCCGTAAAATAAAACACTAATAAATTAATGAGATGCAAAAGAACGAAAGTACTAATTAGGCGGGGGGGATAACAAAACATCCCGCATGACATATCAGCCATACAAAATCAGTTTGATTTTTTTCAGCTAACAAAGTAGCATGAAGCTAACGGGGAAGCATAACCGAAACGAAGCAAAACGAGGTACACAGTCTGCGGAATCCGTTTCCCCGATTCGGAATGTTGGTAGAGGGGAGGGGGTTATCCTGAACCTTCATGTATTTCACTTAAATTCCAACAATCCCATTGTTTAACAGCGTACCTACCCGGTTTTTTTACAAAAACCTAATGTGTGGGGTAGCTGTTATGTGTGCGGAGGGGTGGTGAATTTAGGGGGTTTATGTGTAGTGATGCTGCTAACCGGGTGATGGTATTAATAACAGCTTTGATGGGGTGTTATTAGATACGGTATTGGTGTAGGCGCATAGTATCCCCTTAGATACGGGATGAATTTCGTTTACATTAGTTCAGAATTTATGCCTTAGACCGTACGTTGCTAACCGTGGTTAGTACACCTTCGTAACAGCCCTGATATCCTGTAAGGGTTACTCTATCCTTAACAGCTGTTACCTCTAAGGGTCTTTATGTTTCTGAACCATTTGCGACACTATCGGAGAAATCTTACTGTCTATGTTGTGGTGACAGCTACCATCCGACTTCTGAGCTTTAGATTGATAGGATAAATCTCTATCTCTGGAAAGCTGTACGAACCTGAGAGGGTTCGGTGTCTTGATATAAAATTGCTTTAATACCATGTACCAAAGTTAGTAACAGAAAATATTTTATCCAAATTTGTTTTATCAACACTTTTGTTGTACATTTGATTGTGTCTATAAAAAAGTAAGCTGTTCCCTCCTTGTTTCTACTTGGGGGGACTTTTATTTGGTAAAGTATTTTCCATTATATTTGTAAAAACATTTTAAATGAAAAAGATTTTTTCCACTATTGTATTACTTTTTGCAATTAATTTCTGTTATAGCCAGGCAGCTATTTCAGTACCATTTGTAGGTGTTGACAGCTTAATCAACGCAGATACGGCTGTTGTAAACCTTACGCTGTCCAGTTCTTTGAATGGAGTTATATTTCAACCTGTGCTGAGTCGCGTATCAGGTACTGCTGCCGGCAAGGTAGTGTTTGCTCAAAGCCTTGATGGGGTGAACTATATCTCTACTGACAGCATTGCCCTTACAAATGCGGTTACAAATACAGCATTTATCAGTAAGATTACTCCTGTATGTACGAACTGGCGTATTACATTTATCAGCTCCGGAACGGTACGTATGTGGCCTCAGTTGTGGTATTTGCCTCGTAAGGACAAGTAAGTGTTGAAGGATTGACAGATAAATAGGTTGGATTAGTTTTAAATTTACAAAAAAAACAAAATGGCAGTTATATTAAAGCCTAGAAGTAACAAGCAAGGTATCGTAAATACTTCTGCTGACTTAGCTAATGTAGAAGGCAGAGAGAATTACACCGTACTCGTAAAAGACTTAGGATTGTTTGAGTGGGTTCCAACTGGTACTGTTGACAGCACAAATATCTTCGCAGGTAAGAACGGATTCTGGAGCAGAGTGCTTCAGTCAGGCGAAGGAACTAATTTGTTATTTACTCCAGAAGATTCTGCAAACAAGTCTATTTCTGTTACAGCTGATGCTGCAAGTGATACTAAGTACCCTTCAGTAAAAGCCGCTAAAACTTATGCAGATTCATTAGTTGTAGGTCTTTTAAATGACAGAGGTAACTTCACGCCAAGTGTAAGTTCTCCAGGTTCTTGGCCTACTACTGGTGGTAGCGGTACTGCTGGTGCTATTAAAAAAGGAGACCTATGGTTCTGTGCTGCTAATGGATTCTTAGGTACAACAGCTGTAGTTACAGGAACTAGCTTCCGTGCACTTTCTGATGCTCCTGGTCAAACAGCAGGTAACTGGAATATTTTAGATGCAGGACTTGGATATACTCCTGAAAATGTAGCTAATAAATCTACAAGTACTTCTTTAGGTACTAGCAATACTTTATACCCTACTCAAAATGCTGTTAAAACTTACGTAGATAACAATGCAGGACTCCCATATAAAGTGTATACAGCTATATTGACAGCAGGAGCAGGTTCTCCAGGTGTAGGTTGGTCAGTATTGCAAAATACAATAGGAGATGGAAACCAAGATGGTATTACAGATATTGTAATAACAAGAGATGAAGTTGATTTTAATTTTACAATGACAGGAAGTACAGCATTTCCTTCTGGGAAAACATGGGTTATGCCATCAAATTCAATAGGTGGAGGAGAAGCATTTAATTATTGGGGAAGAAGAATCAGCAATACTGTCGTAAGATATACTTCAATAAAAGCAGCAGATAATTCAAGTTCCGTAACATTTAGCGGAAACTTTTCTGTAGAAATTCGTGTTTACCCATAATATTAAAATTTAAAAACAAAAAAAAATGGCAGTACAATTTAAACCACGTTCTAACAAACAAGGATTCGTGGACACAACAGCTGACCTGGCTACAATTTCAGGTCGTGAAAATTATACCGTACTTGTAAAAGATTACGGAATATTTGAATGGTTAGGCGCAGGAACAGCAAATAGCATTGATGTTTTCCCTGGACTTACAGGTGTATGGTCGCTTGTTACAAGCTCTGCTCCTGCTGGTAACGTAGCAGTTAAAGCTTATCGTGCATTAGTAACTCAGTCATCTACTTCAGCTCCTACAGCTACTGTTCTTGAGAACAGCTTAGGTGGTACTGTAGTATGGGCTCGTGGCTCTACAGGCACTTACACAGCTACCCTTGCGGCAGCATTTACAGCTGACAAAACATTTGTTATGTCTTCTGGTAGCACTGGTGCTATCACTGCTGTAAAAGATGTAGTAACAGCAAGAACATCTGCCGATGTAATTACTGTTAACACAGGCGCAGCAGGTACGGCAGCAGATGGTATCCTTAGCGCATACGCTATCGAAATCTTGGTTTACCCATAACTTTTCATAGTTTGGTTTGTTTAATTGGTTAACACACGCCCCGTCTTTTTAGGCGGGGTTTTTGTTTAGTCACAAAATTTCCTATATTTGTGACAAATAGAAACAGCAATGAATCCCAAACCAATCAGAGGGGAGCTTATCGTTATTGTAGATAAAGAGGATAAGTACACCCACACCATCGCAGGAACCGACATCAAACTATTTATCGACAAAGACTTTGGATGGAACGAAAGAGAGAAGAATGCTGTCAATGCCATCGTCAAAAGTCCAGGAAAGACTAGCCTCAAAGAAGGTACTCCTATCGTCTGCTGGCACAACTCGTTTACCGAACATACACTCGTAGATACCATCGACACCGATGAAGATTCTGTATATGGAGGTAAAAAGAAACTGGAAGTACATATCCTTCGACCCGATAAGATATTCTTTTACATTGATAATGGCAATCCAATACCAATGGAAGGCTATCTGTTAGTTGACAGGATATATTACAAACCGAAGTCATCTCTTATACTGACAGACATCAATGAACAGAAAGAAAACAACCGGGTTGTAGTTAAGGGTACACCATCAGGATATGACATATTTGCCATAGGAGATGTGCTTATTACAGAGACTATGGCTGACTATGAGGTTGTGTATGCGCATGAAGGTCGTGAGCATCGTATCATCCGTATCAAAGAACAAGACATTATGGCGATAGACCATACATTTGAAATAAACGAAACAATGCGTATTGGAATATGACAGATATAGTAAAACTGAAACAAAGGATAGAGGAACTCGAAAAGGAGTTGGAGACCTATAAGGCAGACGGACTGCAAGGACTGTACCATGCCTTGAACTATCAGATAGTAAAGCTTGCAGAAGAGCTAAACGGAGAATACGTATCCTTTAAATCTAAAAACGATAAAACATTTGAACGCGTATGGAAAGCAATGGTGGACAGCAAAGACGTAGCACAAAACCTGCTGTGGTTAAAGAAGGAACTCAAAGTGGGAGAGTCGAAGGAGGAGGAGAAGCCGTTAGTATCGAGGAATCCGCTGGAGACGTTCCTAAAAAAGTAAAGAAGTGTGAACGCATATTCGTAAAGGCCAGCCGCACATATAGCGGAGAGAAGGTCATGGAAATGCTCAATAAGTTACGCTATAAGCTTGCTGTTGAAAGAGCCAAGTCAAGAAGTCTGCTGAAGACGAATAAGAATATGCGTGACAGGAACATGAAGAAGATGCAGAAGCATATCAAAAAGGCTAGCATATTAACACTTCGCAACAACGGGCTTGCAAAGAACTATAGAGTAATGATGGCTAAGTGGGAAGAGAAGCTTAAAACAGAGAAAAACAAACGCGAGAAGTTCCAAAAGGAAGAGATAAAAAAAATGCGGAAAACCGAGTGGAACAGGGCTAAGTACTACTGGGAGGTCCCAAATGACAAAACGAATCCGCGTAATTACAATATAATCACGTGGACTCGAATATATGCTAAGTTAGGACTTGTAAGAAAAAGAACAAAATTAAAAAATACTGAAATCATACTTTTGTTGTGGATTAGCGCTCATCAGGAAGGAGACGCTACGTCAAGAAAGTGGACAGAAGATACCGGCATAAGTATTCCGTCTATTTTAAAGTTTTCAAAACGATTGATTCAGTTTAATTTGATGAGGATAACAAAAGTAGGTTCGAGAAATAGGTACGACCTGACAGAAAGAGGAAGGAACTTTGTAGAGCCTATTATAGAATTTGTGAAAAAAGAACATCAGCATGCAAAAAAACGAAAGCGTAAGTTTGTACGGAATCCAGTACTCCCTGCCGAAACAACCGGCAGCGTACACGATGGAGAACTGTAAGTACAGCCGCAAAGAACAATACTTCCGTTATACCGATATACCCGAATACTTTGATGAGTTGGAGTATGATGCTAATGGCAACCCACTATGGACAGATAAGCAGTGGGACTTTATCATGAAAGAACTTGTCAAATGTCGTGATGGGCATTGGTTCTTGAACTGCGGAGAACCTACTTATATTACCGGTAAATACTACTACTTCTTAAATTATTTCACCCTTGAAAATGGAGATAAGCCTCAGTATCGCGACTGCGACAGGAGGTGGTATCTGTTCCTCGACCACTGCGAGAAGTCTTCTAATGTTCTTGGAGTGATACGCGTTAAGTCACGTAGGGAAGGTGCTACCTCCCAGGCATCCTCCAATATGCTATATACAGCCACTACTACCGAGCAGGCCAAGTGCGGTATTGTTTCCAAAACGGGTGATGATGCCAAGTCTGTATTTAAGGAGATGGTGGTGTATGCGTTTCGTAACCTGCCGCTGTTTATGAAGCCGGATATTGCAGCCGGTGATGACCCCGAAAAGATACTTAGGTTCATGAAACAAGTGTCAAGGGTTAAAAAGAAGCAGCAGACATCTATCAGGGAGAAACCGGAAGGGCTGAACTCGCAGATAGATTTTAAAAATACAAAGCTAAATAGCTATGACTCTAAAAGAAATACAAGGCTGTTAGTCGATGAGGGCGGTAAGTTCCCGACAGATGTACCTATACAACGGTATTGGTCGATTGTGAGAAAGACGCTGGAGAAAGGTAGTAGGAAGGTAGGGTTTGCTGAACTGCCATCTACCGTTAACAAGATGAAAGACGGAGGAGCAGGATATAAGACGCTATGGAACGAATCAAACCAGTTGCTCCATAAGACAACTCCATCAGGGCTGTACAGATACTTTAAACCGGCATACGACGGGTACGAAGGATTTATTGATAAATATGGCATATCTGTCATAGATACTCCTACTAAAGACCAGGAGAAGTTTTTGCAAGAGACCACTACGCTTACGCTTGAAGAGATACGGATTGGGGCAAAGGAATACTTGCGTCAGCGGATAGAAAAGATAGAGGATGATGAGATGAGATTGGAGGAGAAACGGATGATGCCATTTAATGAGGAAGAGGCATTTGCTGCTGATGAGTCCGAGTCTTTCTTTAATATCCAAATGATTAGGCAGCAGTTAGATTATCTTAAAGATAATAAGCCATCAATACGTAGGGTTACGTTTGGATGGGATGAAAAAAATAAGGTGGACTACCGAGATGACCCGAATGGCAAGTGGCTGCTACTAAAGCAACCTAGATTCCCTAATGGAATTATTTATGATGATTCAGGTAAGAAGCCGGCCAACACGCATCAGTATAAGATAGGAGTTGACCCCTTTGCCTCTACTATTATTGTTGGTAAGGGTTCTAATGGCGTTATTGTGGTATATGAGCAGTACGACCCTACCGACCCGGAGAACACGGGCATGCCGGTGGCTATGTATGTAGGAAGACCTAAAACGAAGAATCTGTTTCATACAGAGGTGTTGTATGCTTGTCACTACTTCGGGTGTAAGGCTACGTACGAGAACGCCAATGATGATTATTTTGAGTGGTTTATTGACAAAGGGCATAAGAACTTTATCACTAAAACGCCTAAGTCGGTGCTTGACCCTAACAGGAAAGCCAAGACGGTGCAGACGTGGGGTGTATCACCAAAAGACCCGTTCTCGCTGAATAAACAGCTTGAGCTGGCCCAGTTTTGGGTTGATAATTATTCTGAAAAAATGTTCTTTAAGGAAATATTTGAGGATATGCTTGAGTACGACCATTTCAACAGAACCAAGTCGGATATTACCGTTGCTTTTATGATTGCGCTTGTTGCGGCAGCTGGTGACGTACGGAATGTGTTGAAAGAAAAGAAGGACTCTGTGGGGTTCGTTCAGACGTATGACATTAGTAACATAAGATAGATTTCGTATTTTTGATAAAATAATACATAACTTGACTCCATTTTATAATCCAACATTGCAGTTTCAGCTCAACCTGGATGGCGTTTCTGATGCCGAACTTGGTGAGAAAATGGCTAAGTATGTTCATTCTATTGTTAGTAATGAATACTTTGAGAAAAGAAACGTAGAGATAGCTAAGAACATGAAGCTGTCCACAGGAAGGCAGGACATGAGAGACTACATGCAGTTTCTTAATATAGATGGCAAGCAGTCTTATGTCAACCTTGACTGGACTCCTCCAATGATTGCACCTAAATTCATGGAGGTGCTTATTGGTGGTTTTATGAAAAGAGGAGAGAAGCCAAGATGTACTGCTGTTGACCCTGTTAGCATAAAAAAGAAGAAGTATGATAAGGCTATGGCTGAGTTCCGTATGCTTGAGCCTGAGTTTAATAAGATGGCTGATGAGGCATTAGGAACGTATAAAAACAGAGAAACTTTTGAACCTGAAAGTTATGACGAACTGGACATCTTCTTCAACGTTGATTACAGAACTCCCGAAGAGATACTCATGGAGCGAGGTGCATCAATGGTACTGCACAACAACAACTGGAATGACATTAAACGTAATCTACTCTGCCACATTAGAGATGGAGGATATGGAGTCACTTATACAAGAGCTGACGGAGACGGAACAGTAATCGTAGAAGCTATCAATCCGATAGACTTTTTCTGTTCTTATTCAGAGAGGAACGATATGGCAGATGCGTCAGTTATGGGGCATCGTAAGTCGATGAAGTTGTACGAATTGCGTAAGAGATTTGGACTTACAGAAGAACAACTATTTGAAATAGCTAAGACATCTAAGGATTGCGTTAGCCCATATACGTTTAAGTGGAAGAATGAGTACATGAATCCTGGTTCAAGACCTTATGACGATTATGCCATAGAGGTGCTGTTCTTTGAGGCGAAGACCGTTAGACCAATGTTTTGGGTAGAGAAGAACAGGGAGAACAGAAAGTATGTAGAACGCAAGAAGGGAAGACCTGAGAACGTAGGAGAGGATAAATTGGTTATACAGAAAGAGATGGAGGTTATATACGCAGGTGTGTATCTTCCTCAATCAAATCGTTTGCTGAAGTTCCAGCCTAACAGTCCTATGATTAGACCTTCTAATCCTAAAGAGCTGTCTAAAGCTTACTTCAGCTATTCGGTGTATATGCCTAATAACATAGGTATGAATAATACCCCTCTTGCTGAAAGGATTAGTTCTTCGGTTCGTATGATTACGCTTACCCACATGAAGATACAGCAACTAATAGCTAAGATGAGACCATCTGGTATTGCTGTTGACATATCCGGATTGAAGGAAGTAGATTTAGGTCAAGGACAAGTCAAGCCTCTTGAGATTCAAAGGGTTTACGACCAGACTGGTAACATATATTACAATAGTGTAGATGAGGATGGTGAAAGAAGGTCTTTGCCGATTAATGAATTACCAAATATTGGTAATATTAACCAAATTAATGCGTCTATACAGGTCTATAATTTCTATGTGGCTAAGATACGTGATGAGGTAGGTATCAATGAATACAGGGAAGGCTCAAGTGTTAATCCCAAGATGGGATTAGGTGTTTTAGAATCTCAAATCCGCGAATCTAACAATGCTACTGATTTTATCTATGACTCTTATTTGGAGATTACTGAGCAGACGCTTTCGAAAATAGGCATCTTGCTTCATGATTCTGTGGTGTATGGTGGTACAGCGTATCGTGAGTTCTTCGGCAATAAAGAGCTTGCGAATATGTTCTTTGAGTTTAAGATAGAGATGCTTCCTGATGATGTTGAAAAGGCTTATGTTGAGTCGATGACAAACAACGCTATATCAAATAACATGATTGACTTTGATGATGCGTTTAAAATCAGAAGGCTTGACAATGTGAAGTTGCAGGAGTTGTATCTTACAAGAGCTAAGAACAAACGCATGCAAACCGAGATGCAGAAGGCTCAGCAGAACTCGGAGATGAACGCACAGATACAAGAACGTTCAGCACAGGCTAAGATGCAGGCAGATGCTGCTATTGAGGAGGCTAAGGCTAAGATGCAGGTAATGATTGATGAATCGTCATCAAGATTTAAGAATGACGAAAATATGCAGAAATTTGTACATGATGTGCTGTTGATGTCATTCAAGGAGGGTAAAGAACTTACTGGATATGTGAAGGATATAGTGGATGGGTATTTTGCTGAGAAGGCTCGTCAGAAGCAGATGGAAGAGCAGGCGTTAGCACAACAGCAACAACAGGCTCAGATGGAGTTTTTAGCACAACAAGGTATTACTCCTGACCAGGTAGATGAGCTACAAGGTATGGTAGATGAGAATGATGCAGCACAACAACAAATGATGCAGAATCAAATGATGCAACAACAACAAAATCAGTAATATGCCATTAAAGAAAAAAAGCAAAGACAAGAAGTATAGCTTAACAGCTTTAGAAATGGCTAAATTTATGGCCTTATATAAAGCTCTGAAAGAGATGGAGGATATGGGAGAAGATGAAGATGAGGAGGAAGAGGATTCTAAAATGGAAGAAAAAAGTTAAATAATATGCCATTAAAGAAAAAAAATAATGGTGGTGGTAAAATGGCTACAATTAGTCAAGATACCAGAACAGATGTAGAAAAGGCAAAAGCAAAATCATTATTTGAGGCTAAAAAAAGACAGGCTGAAGAAGATGGTGCTGATTTTAATACTCCTGAATTTATTAAACAGCAAACAGCAAAGAAAAAAGAAAGATTATTAAGGTCTTTAGCTGTTGGAGTTGGTGGGGCAATGATGTCAATGATGCCTATAGCTTCAGTTGCAACTCCTTATATACCAGCAGCCCAAGCTTTAGCTGCTGAATTTGCAAGTAGAATAATACCAAAACAAAAAAGAAAAGGAGAACTTTACGAAACTATTACAAAACCAAGACTGGTTAAAAAAGTTAAATAATATGCCATTTATAAAGAAAGATTCAAGACTTGAAAGAGCAGGAGTATCGGGATATAATAAACCTAAACGTACTCCTAATCATCCAAAGAAATCACATATTGTAGTTGCTAAAGAAGGCAGTCAAGTAAAGACAATACGGTTCGGGGAGCAAGGAGCAGAAACTGCCGGCAAACCTAAAGCTGGAGAGTCTGAGCGCATGAAGAAAAAGAGAGCATCATTTAAAGCAAGACACGCACGTAATATCAATAAAGGAAAGATGAGCGCGGCCTACTGGGCGAATCGTGTAAAATGGTGATAATCAATAATTTATGAGTACTGCTACAAAAACAAATCCAGGACTTTGGAAAAGAATAGTTGCATCTGTTAAAAGTGGAAGCAAAGGAGGCGATAGTGGAGAGTGGTCAGCTCGCAAAGCACAGATAGCTGTTAAAAGATACAAGGATGCAGGAGGTGGATATAAAGGGGCTAAGTCAGAATCTAACAGCTTATCTAAATGGAGTAAGCAGGAGTGGACTACATCATCCGGCAAACCATCAGAAGGTAAGCGTAGGTATTTACCTAAAGCTGCTTGGGCTGCATTGTCATCATCTGAGAAATCAGCTACTAATAAAGCAAAGGCAGAAGGAAATAAAGAGGGTAAGCAATTCGTAAGCCAACCAAAATCTGTTGCAAAAAAGACAGCAAGATTCAGAAAATAAGTATCTTCGTAATTAATAAAAACAAAATAAAATGAAAGCAAAAAAGAACGAAGCATTTAAAGCAATGCAAGAGAAAATGGCAAAAAAGCAAGGTAAAGCCTCACCTGTATCCAAAAAAGCAAACACTGCTATGGGTAAGATGAAAGGTAAGACCAAGTATTAATAACAATAAAATAGAAAACAATGAGTAATTCAACATCTTCGATGTTTGAGGATTTAATCACGTCTGGTGAGATGGGCGAAGCACCGCAAGGACAGCCACAATCTCAGCCGGCAGAACCTCAACAACAACAGCAATCAGTTTCTGATTCGCAAACAGCAAACAATGATTCTTCAACAGGTATAGACTTTGAAGCCCTTTTAGCAGAAAGAACAGGCGGAAAATTTAAAAGTGTTGATGAATTACTTCAATTAGCTGATAAACCTGTTAATCAAGAGATTAATTTTGCTAATGATACTGCAAAGAAAGTATTCGAGTACTTAAAGGAAGGAAAGATAGATGAGGTAGTAAACGTGTATCAGCAACAGCAACAACTTGCTTCACTTGATAAGATGAGCGCAGACGATGTGCTTAAACTTAAGATAAGGCAAGAAAACCCTGAGCTGTCAAGCGAGGAAGTAGATGATGAGTTCAACTTTAAGTACGGTGTTCAAGAGCCGGATATTGATGAGGATTTAGACACTCCAGAGGAGATTGCAAAAGAGAAGAAGAAGTTTGAGCGTGAGAAAATCAACATGGAGCGTTTGAAGAAGAAGGACTTAAAGGAGGCGAAAGAGTTCTTGAACAGCAAAAAGCAGGAGATAGTTTTACCGGATATTCAAACGAGCGCTCCTCAACAGCAACAGGCGGTTTCAAATGAAGCTGAAGAGGCGGCAATCAAGGAGTTCAGAGACAAGTACATGCAAGCGATTCCTGCAACCATTGATGAAATTGTAGGTTTTGAAAGCAAGTACAAGGACAGTGAGTTAGAGTTCAATACGACTTATGTCATTGATGCCAACGAAAAGGCTTCACTGAAAGATAAGATGGAGAACTTTACATTACAGGACTACTTTATGCCGCGCTACATTGACGAGAATGGAGACTTTGATACAGAGTCCATAGCTCACGACCTCTACGTGTTGGAGAACTTTGATAAGATTGTTGAAGCACACGTAAGTCAGGCTGTAAATCAGGCAAAGTCATTTTTCGTTAAGGGTTTGAAGAACGCTAACTTCCAGGAATCGGTAAGTAGGCGTTTACCAGACGAGCAGCAAGCTTCGCAAGATGAAATGGTAAACTTCTTTTTTGGTAACACTTAATTTTTAAAATTTAAAATCTCACAAAAATGGCATACAATTCAGCCTCAGAGAAACCGTCAGCGTTTGTAAATCCTGGCGCAGGCCTAACGAGAGGCATCGTTAGTGACCTTAGTATCTTAAAGCCTCAGTACTACCCTAAATTCATCAGCAAGTATGGTGCTCAAAACTACACTATGCTGTTGGAAATGCTTGGGTTTAAAGGACAGGTGAAATCTCAAACTATCCGTCACTGGGAAGATTTGGGTAAAATGCACCAAGCTGTTCAGGTTCAAGCTAACGTAACTGGCGCAACCAATGGTTCTGCTGTTACTTTCACTTTGACTTCCGGCTCTCACTACGATAGCGGTTCTAAATCTCCTATTCGTGTTGGTGAAATCGTTGAAATCGCTTCTACCGGTATTCAAGGTAAAGTAGTTTCAGTTGATAAAACTTCTGCTGGCGCTCACCAGGCAACTGTACGCCCTCTTAGCTCTACTCAACAATTTGAGTCTGCTGCTGTTGATGGTCGTTTGGATGCTAACGAGTGGATTCTCTTCCGTGGACAAGCTGCGGTAGGTGAAGCTTCTTCTAAAGGAGATGCTCTGATTCCCCGCGTTGAAGAAGTTCTGAACTACGTTTCTGAAATCCGTGAAGACTGGAGAGTAACTGACCGTGCTATGATTGAAGAAATCTGGTTTGGTGAGAACTACTCTTACAAAGGTCTTGACGAAGCTGTTAAGCGTTATATGAACAACAAAGAGTTTACTCTGATGTTCGGTAAAGACGTTACTAACACAAACGCTTCTGCTACTTCTAAGAACACTATCGGTCTTCTGAATCAAATCGAAAACCGTGGTACTGGCGTATCTTATACTGCTGGTTCTTTAGACAGAGCTAAGCTTCACGAAGTAACTCGTGCTTTGGATTTCAACGGAGGTTCTATGGAGAATCACCTTCTTGCTGACGTTTTCTTACGTCAAGAGTTGGATGACGAACTGTTCGACCTGTACGATGCCGGTGCTATCCTTTGGGGTACTGTAGGTGGTAGCAAAGAAGCTGCTGCTATGTACGGTTTCGGTTCTATCACTATGGATGGTTATACCTTCCACATTAAGAAGTACCTGCCGTTCTCTCCTGAAGCTGTTTATGGTGCTACTCCTGCTGACCATCAGTACAAAAACTACGGTATCGTGGTTCCGATGGCTCAAGGTAAAGACCCTCAAACTGGAGAGCGTTACAACTCAATCGAAATCACTTACAACAACGTGAATGGTAAAGACCTTCATATTTGGGAAACTGGTGCTTTCGCTAAGAGTCCTACCAGCGATGTGGCTGAACTGAACGTACACCACCTGTGTTATGCAGGTCTGCGCGTATTCGGTGCAAACCGCTTCGTTCGTATCAGTGCTTAATCTTAACTAAGCATAGAAAGAAGGCCCCTCCAAAAGAGGGGTTTTTCTTTTGCTATGTGTTGATTGATAGATTGAAATAATAGTTGATATAGGAGTAATTTTACAGCATTGGATTTACCTGTTTTCTATTACTGGCCCCCCTTGTTTATACTCGGGGGTTTTTGTTTCGTATATAATCGTATATTTGCGTATCTCATAAAGTTTTGTTTAGAGTTAATCATCGCCCTCTTTTTTTAAATTGAGGGCTTTTTTATATATTTGTATCAAACAAAGTAATATGTCAGAGAAAAAACAGGTAAAACAACAAGTTCAACTACCCGTATTGAACGCATTTGATGACAGCACAGGTGCTGTTACTCAAGAGAGAACAACCTCTCAAGCTACTATTAAAGAATTTGAAGATGATGATTCTTTACAGCTAAAACGCATGATTAAGAGGACAGAAGAAAAGATTAAGGTGCAACAGAAAGAGCCGGATATGTACGTCTTTAAGCTGTTATTGCCATCTGATGTTAAGCCTAAGTCTTATGAGTCTTTGGTGAATGAGATGCCTGTATTTGACGTACAAAGCAACTCCGTAAGAACGATTCGTCTTATCCGTGGAGCAAGTTCTATTTGGATGGATGAGCAGGAAGGGTTTACTCCTCAGTACATCCAGCGTAACAAGCAGGATATTATCTTTAACAATGGGATACTGCGCGTTCCTCGTACCAATAGAACGCTGTTGAACTTCTTACTTAACAGCGACGATTACGATAAGAAGGAGAACCGTATGCGTAATAAGAAAGCAAGATATACCCTTGTAAATACAGCAGAAAACGAATCTAATGAGCTGAAAAAAGAAGAAGCAAGATTAAGGGCTATTAACTTCTCTATGAACGCTTCTGTAGAGGATATGATGATTCATGCCCAGTACTTAGGCATTGGTATGACAAACGAGTACGGAGAGCAGAAAACGATAGCTAAAGTACGTGTAGAGTACGCTAATAAGGCCGGTGCTAATCCTGACGCTTTCATGAAGTCTGCCGGAACCACTATCTCCAAAGTTCAGTTCTTTGTAAAGAAAGGGATTGACGATGGGCATATTGATGTATCTACGAAGAAAGGATATGCCTGCTGGAAGGATGGTGCGGTGATTTGTGAGATTCCTTTGGGTAAGAAGGCGTATGAGTCTATTACCGAGTTTGCGATGACAAAAACGAAGGAAGCTAACGAATTTTACGAAACCCTTAAAAACGTAGTTTCTGAATAAGTGTTGATATAAAGTTTGATTTTTTCATGTTTTAGGTTTAGGCTGCTGTTTCTACAGTGGCCTTTTATTTTTATCTTTGGTGTATGGCTACTTCTAACTCGGTATATGAGGAAGTGCAATTCCTCTGCAATAAGTATCATCACGGATATGTAGCTCCTGATGAGTTTGTCAGTACATTCAATACGGCTCAAAGGATATACATTAACCGGATTTTAGGTCAGGTACAGGAGTATCAGCCAGGAAGGCCTGTTGCTCGTACTGGAAGTCACATGACGCAGGTTGTAGAGGAAAAGCTTGCTCCATTTACTAAGAGAGTAACGCTTAAGTCTGCAAATGAAATTGCGTCAGTAAAGACACAATTTACCGACTTTTTGAAACTTTTAAGTCTCAATACGGAAGATGGAGGAAGGGTAAGACGTGTACGCCACGAGCAGATACATAGTGCTATAAGTTCTACGATTGACCCTCCTTCTGCTACAAATCCCTATTATTATGAGTACGATGCAGGTTTTAGGATTCTGTCAGGTGTTGATGATTTGGATAGGATGATTATGACGTATATCAGAAAGCCACAGGACATTACTTGGCCATTTACTATATCAGGAGGTGTGCCTACATTTAATCCGGCAGACCCTACGTTAAAGAATCCTGAGTGGAGAGACCAGGAGATAAACGAACTTATATTCATACAGCTTGGACTTATAGGTATCAATCTTAAAGATGCCGACTTGATAAGAATGTCTCAGACTGTTAAACAACAAGGCGAATGACAAGAGCTCAACTGATAGAACTTATACAGCGCGACCTGAACAACGGGTTGCCGCATGATGATGCACAAGTATCTGATAATGAGATAGGGTTATGGCTCAGTCAGGCCATAGCTACTGTTATGGAAGAAAGATATAAGGCTTCCGCAGAGCTTGAGAGTGTTACTTATATGAATGACTTTTACTATGCTACTTTTAAGAATCGTAGTGTAAGTAAAGATACTGATACCGGATACTATTATTTCTGTCTTCCCCAAGTTCCACTTGGTCTTCCGAGAGGTATTTCTATCGCAGGTGTTTACTTTAAGAGTGCTGAAGGACAGCTCACCGAAACTGTTGTACAGATTGCCCCTCAGGAGATTGACATTATGAGAGGTATTCCGATGCCTAAAAACAAGATTTACGGATGGGCAGAGGGCGACCAGTTCTATATGATGAGCTATAAGAACATCAAGGACTTAAAAGCTATCGTACGGATGGTTACTACAAAGATTGAAGATAACGATGACATCCCCGATAACGTTGGTACGCAGGCTGCTGATTTGGTTATCAGAAGGCTGAAGAGCAGAGCTAACGTGATTGATATTGCAAACGACGGAACAGATATTAAATAATACTTAGATGAATACAGCTCGATATGTTACTTTGGAGGAGGTTGTAAAGGAGTATATCTCCCAAGCAGAGCTTAATATGGCTCACTACAGAAGGCTGTGGAATATAGCTTTTAGAGGACTGGAGGATATGTCATTTAATATCTATCAGACTCCTAAGACGGCTAAATTAGTTGTACTTCCTAATAAGACGGTAAAGCTTCCCGGAGACTACGTATCTTATGCTAAGATTGGTGTATTGAACAGCGAAGGGGAAGTGGCTACATTATCAAAAAACCCAAATCTGTCATTGTTTGCTAGTGAGTTAACTAACAGAACTGATTTGAATACGGATGCCCCTGTTGACCCTACAAACATTCGCGACTTTGTTTATCTGAACTACGATAATAATGGTTCGCTGTTTAATCTGTATGGATTAGGAGGGTTTTTAATGAGTGCCGGCAACTTTAATATTGACGAGGATGCTGGTGTTATTATCCTTGATAATCAGTTTGCGTACGAATATGTAATACTTGAATACGTATCTTCTCCAAGAGAGGATGAAGAGTATAAGGTTCCTATTATTGTTAAGGAGGCGTTGATTTCCTGGATAGCTTGGAAGGACCATGAGTATAAGACGGTTGGCAGAAGGTTCCAGGAGATGGGCAAGGAACAGCGCAGAGTGAACTACGTAAGAGAGAAAAAGAAAGCAAAATTCAGAATAAACCCTGTAAGAATTTGGGAGGCTAATGATATTATCAGAGCCGGAGAAGTTCTTGCTGTTAAAGGATAAATATGGTAGATGTAAGAGGTTTTAATGGTGGGATGAATACCGATGCAGCGCCTGAGTTATTGCCTGCCGGAGATTATATCTATGCCATGAATGTTACTAATGGTTCTGAGGGTATAACTAACCTGCTGGGGAACACTCTTTTAGCAGGTGCACCTCCTCCTGCCAATGGTTCAGAATGGATTTGTGGAGCTCACTTTGATAAGACAAGACAGCGTATTATCTACTTTACATTTAATGCAACCCAAAATCATAGAATAATTGTTGTAGATGTAGCTACAGAGGTTCATACTGTTTTATTTGAGGATAGGGCTGATACAGGTGGAGGAACTATACTTAACTGGGGGACAGATTCGCAGTACAATCCAAATAAGATTATCAAGGATATTAAGGTTGTATATAAGGATAACGGAGGAGATTTGGTTTATTTTATAGACCCGTTGAAAAGGCCTTTAAAGTTTAATATTTCTACTCTCCCTACGTTATCAGCTACAAACGATGTGCTGTTTGATTATTTTAAGGTAATCAAAGCTCCTTCTACAAGCCAGCCAATATGTAGTTATTATGATGCTGCCGGAAGAAGCATAAACAACTTAAGAAAGAAGCTATTCCAGTTTAAGTATAGGTTTGTTTTTGATGATGAGGAGAAAAGCGTATGGAGCGCAATAAGCAAAGTCCCATTGCCAACAAAGGCTAATGATGATGCTTATTATGCTGACGGAACAAAAGCAAATGGTATTTACGTAAACGTTCAAACAGGTAACAAGTTAGTTAAAAAGATAGAGATTGCCGGAAGGGTAAACATAGAATCTGTATGGAGTGATTTCTTCCTTATAGAAACACTTGACAAAGCTCAATTATCCTTAGGGAATAATACATCATATCAGTATTCTTTTTTTAATGATGGCTCTTATATTCCTATTGACATAGAAGAAGGGAACTTGCTGTTCGATTATGTTCCTGATGAGGCTAATGCTTTGGAGCTAGCTAATGGTAGCACTTTGGTTTATGGAGGGATTAAAGAAGGGTTGCCAAGACTTACAAATTTTGATGTAACATCATCAATATATGAAGTAAACCCTGCTATACCAGGTAGCGTTACGTTTGACCCTGCATCTTATAATAACTCATTTTTTGAGCCAAATCCTCCATATCTTTATTATAATACGCAACAGGTAGTAGAAGTAACTGGTACAGTAAATGCTGGAGATATTATAAGTTTTGGTTTTTATATATATCAATCATACCCATTAGACATAAATAACTTAAATCCGGTTTCTGAACCTCCAATAAACTATACAGTAACATCAGGTCAAACATTATATGATGCTCTTATAAGTATAAGGAATCTTATAAACTCAACAAGTTCTAATATTGAGATGTTTATAGATTATAATCTTGGGAGCTATGTTATAATTCGCTTTAATCTTATTAGTTCTGACCATTATTTTATTTCGAGTGATTTTCTTGGAGGCGGCGTTACAAATACTTTTGAGCCATTTACTGGAGCTACAGGCAATTCAACAGATTCTGTATCTTCATTGAAATGGAAAGGAAGATATAAATATGGGATAGCTTATTATAGTCATGATGGTAAAACTAATGGCGTTTATATTGGGAACAATAAGAATTTAACTGTCGATATACCTGAATATAAAGAAGTAACAGGTCAGCCAAAAATATTTACTGTTCAATTAAATATTAATCATGCTCCTCCATCTTGGGCAAGCTATTATCATATCGTAAGAAGTAAAGAGCTTACAAGTTCGTTTTCAAAGTTTTTAATAACAAAAGCTTCTATAGTAAACGAAACTAGTCAAACTCCTGCTCCATACATATATTTAAATATTCAAAATATACTTGTTCATGGGCAAGAAGTACCTGCTTCTTCAACAATAGTTAACTACGGAACTACATCTTTTGTAAAAGGCGACAGGGTGCGTATTATAAAAAATATGACATCTGGCTCTGTAGTTGTAGGTCAAAAAGACCATGAGATACTTGGCGTACTAGCCAAAGGAGGAACAGACATTCATCTTAAGTTAGCGTTTGTAGCAGGAATGAATATAAGCTCTAATACAAGTCACCAATATTTGATAGAAATATTAAGGCCTGCTCCAGTTATTTCAGACGAGACTGAAAATGTTTATTATGAAATAGGGGAAAGATTTAATATTGTTAATGACGTTAATGGAAATCTTGTTCATAGCGGTTCTGCTCAAAATCAAATAATTGGGGCTGGTTCTCAATCTGCTATAATAAGACTTGGCGATGGAGACTACTACACAAGATTAAGAAGGCTTGTTACAGGTTCTGCTAATGAATATACAGAATACACATGTATGGATGCTAACTTCAGCGACTTTTGGGAGAGTGCTGTTTGGAGTCAAGGCAGACCTCTTGTTATTGACGAATCTGCTAAATCTCAGTATTTCCCGGCATTACTACGTTTCTCTAATTCATATTTGCAAGGCTCTAACATAAACAACCTTAACAGATTCTATCCTGAAAATCAGGAGGAAGCAGATAACAGCTTTGGGGATATTCTACGTTTAAAGACGCGTGAGAACTTCATACGTATGTTCCAGCGGTTTAAGGTGGCTATGATACCTATATATCGTAGCATCATCGTGGACAATGCTACATCTACTCAGGTGGCTTTATCAGAGAAGCTATTGAATAAGCCTAACTACTACTCCGGAGAATATGGTATAGATAAATATGGAAGTAGTTTAATATCAACAGATTACGGCGATTACTTCATAGACTCTTTAAATAAGGCTATTGTAAGGGTTAGTTTAGATGGCGTTACTAATATCAGCGACACGTATAATATGGCTACATGGGCCAATGAAAATATAAATGTTAACTCATACGGATACGGCTGTTTTAATTACGAGAACAGGAATGTGGTTATGCTTATTGGAAGCATTGACCCTGATACAAGTATTATTACCAACAATATAATAGCTTACAGCGAGGCTGATAAGAACTTTGAAAGCTTTTATGGGTTTACTAAGGCTAATGCTATGCTGTTCATAAATGGGCTTATTTATACTTTATATGTTGACCCAACGGCTCAGGTAAATCAGGGATGGCACTTGTATAAGCATGACAATATCGTCAGAAACAACTTCTACGGAGAACAGCAAAGTTCATCTATCCATACGCACTTCAATGGCAATTTCCAGCTGAAAAAGACGTATGTGGCAATAGAGGAGTTGGCTAATGGTCTTTGGACAGGGTTTTTAGCTACCGGACCACTAACAAATCAGACAACAAGCATCGAGGCGAATGACTTCCAAAAAGTGGCTGGTAGCGTTACTTATAATGCGATGGAGAATAAGTTTAATGCTACTATTAAAAGAGCCACAAACAAGCCTGGAGGTAAGTTCTTCGGGGAGTCAATGAAGGGTCTTTTTGCACGTGTTGAACTTAATAACAGTTCTTCTACGTCTCAACGCTTAATTTCTGTATCTTTGAAATATATTCAATCACCTTTAACAAATATGTAGTATGTTAGGTCTTATCTTACATTTCTTAAAAATAATTCCGAATAGCGATGGCATGTATTACTCTATTGCTCCGTTAGCAGCATTAGCAATAGGAGCAGGAGCAAAAGCGTTATTAGGCGCAGGACAAATGTTATTTGCACCTAAGAAGAAGCCTGAACCTAAATATGAAATACCAAAAGAGGTAGGGCAGTCTATTGATTTAGCTAGGGGTATGGCTGCTGAAGGTATGCCAGAAGCTCAGCGTATGGCTGCTTTGCAGAACATACAACAATCAGCTGTACAGTCAGGTAGAAATATAGCTTCTCTTGGAAGAGGTTCTGCATTAGCTGGGCAAGGTAATGTACAAGCGCAACAAGACAGGTCTGTTGTAGGTTTAGCTGCACAGGATGCTGCTGCTCGTATGCAGAATCAACGGTTTTTATATTCTGCTTTGATGGCTGGTGCTCAGTATCAAGACAAGGCTTTTGCTAATAAGTTTCAGTCTTGGATGAACACAGAGCAACAGCGCAGAGCGTTGATAGGAGCTGGAATACAGAACATAGCTGGAGGTATTGATACATTTACAGGTGGAATGTTGCAACAGAACTATATTGATGCTATGACAGGTGGAGGGACTACAACAAATCCTTCACTTAGACAAACATCATATAACCCACAGCAAAAATTCCTTTCTGGAAATGTAAAACCAATTTCTTTTACACCTAGAATACCAGGAATAGGATAAATATAATACATTATGGCAGAAGTTAGACCAATACCATCGGCGGTAGGCGCGTTTGAAGCACAGGTAATAGATTTTAATAAGACGTACAATGCTATTGTCCAGAACGCTGCTGCTATCAGAAAGCGTCAGGCACAGGCTCAAAAGGACATCGAGAAGCAGTTAGACTTAATGATGGTTGACAAAAGAACAACAAGAAGTCAAGACGATAATGTTATTTTTAATGCGCGTAAAGAAGCAAACGATTTTTATTATAATAATAAGCCAAGTTTAGATGCAGGCGATGTAGCAAAAAGAAAACAGTTAAATGAAAAGATGGCTAAAGCAACTTCATTAATAACAAAATCTGTTAGTGAAAGAATAGAAGATGAAAAAACACTTCCTGTATTAAAAGAGGCCATGAAGGATGCTAATTATTATGAAGACGACTTAGTTGAATTAATAAGAAAAAGAGAGCTTCCTTTAGACCAGCGCGAAGGCCTTACATTTGACCGTAATGGTGTTGCTACGCCTATTGACCAGTTCAATGTAACAGACTTAAAGTACATGAAAAAGTTTGATGAAGTAAAACTTGATGACGCTATTACAAGGAATGTAAAACCTTATACTCCTGATGTAGTGACTTTGACGAATAACCCTAAATTAGGGATATATGCAGACCAGCTTACTGAAACACGTATTTACGACCCTTATGGAATTGTAGGCCAAACAGAATCTTTTGCTAATACTCAGCCAAAAGGATTTTTAAGGCATTATTCTCCTCAATTAGCTGTATATAAATCATTGCCTGAATGGGAAAGACAATCCGAATTTAATGGCGTAATGGATGCCTATAAAGATTTGTCAGGAGTAGATATGAGGCCTTGGTTTCAGAAAGGAGACGGTCAATTTATAGATAACGAACTTGAATTAGCTGCTTTTAAAAAGCTTCAAGCAAAAATGCCTCAGGTTATCAAGGATACTTATGATTACAGAACGCAGAGCATCTTATTAAAACAATGGCAGTTAAATTTGTCTAGAAGCAGATTTGCTTTCCAAAAAGAAAAAGAATCTGAGGAAGAAGGATTTGATGCTACACTTACTAAAGCAATTAAAAGCGGTAAGTTCAATAAAGATGAATGGAATGCTTATATGAATGGTTGGTCAAACATAGACCACCCAGGAGCAAGTGGAGTTAGAGCAGGCGGATACGAATTTTCATCTCCTGATTCCAATGGAAAGGTTACTGTTACTTACTATACGCAAGTTCCATTAAAAGATGCAGAAGGAAAGAATCTTACATCTGCTAATGGTATTACAAAAGCTCAGGCTGACCAAAATGTAAGAGGAAATTCTAAACTTAGAAGTGCATCTACAAACGTAAAAGCCGAGCTGTCAAGAGACGGTATATGGTATGCTCAAATGGAAAGAACAACTATATTAGACCCTAAAGCTGCTAATTTAGCTCCATCTATTTCAAATATGAACTCGTACGTTCAGGATGCCATTCCTATTGATGCTGCTAAAACAGAATTTAAAGAAGGTAGAAAAGGAAAAAAATGGAAAGAATCTAAACAGTTTATACCTGATAACGAATAATACATATAATATGGCATTTTTAAAGAAAAAGAACAATCCTGTAACGCCTACAGCAAGCCCAGTAAATAATATGGATGGGAATATTATGCAGCAATGGAACAGTTATGTTGATTGGCTGGATTCTAAAGGGATGAAGGGTAGTCCTGAACTTGATAAAGGAGATAAAGGATTCCAAATGATGGAAGAGTACAGAAAAATAAATCCTTCATTTACTATTAAAAAAGACGATATAGGAACGATTCAGAAACAATTACAGGATTACAGAAACTTTTCTTTAGATAGTATAAAGCAGGGCAAGATGAAGATTAGCTATGGTGGAAAAGAAATGTCTTACAATCAATTAACTCCTGCTCAGCAGAAAGATGTTGATGATAACTATATGGGTAAGATAGCAAAGACTGCTGTTGATAAGTTTCCTGGTCAGTTTACTACAAGTACTAAATTCTCTTCTGAATTTATGAGTAAAGTAAATAGTCGTGAGGTGGCAGGAAGGGTAGGATTTAATCCATTAAGCCCTACTCAAACCGCTGATATTGTTTCTAAAACAGCTGAAGTACAAGGTGCTGTTAAAGCTGGTCCTAAATTTTCTTTGAAGAAAAAATAAAAAATATTTTGTGGTTTGATAAATCTGTTATAGATTTGTGTTAGAGAATCCGATTAGGTAGGAGCAATACGTAATCGGGTTAATCTTTAAGGATTAAGACCCTTTTAAATTAGCCCTTGTAGTTGCTCCCTGCAAGGGTTTTTTAATTGTGGTCTTTTCCGTGTTTCACCCACATGAGTACAATGAAACATATCCATGAAGATAGCCATCGGCAATAATGAAGTTAATTTTCAGGAAGGGCTTGGTGGTGATAGGAACAGAAAATATCTCGCTCTGTCTTAGAGGTGACAACGAGTACCTGCACATGATGATATATGGGCAAAAGCTGTTCCTCCTATAAATAATTACTGATACTGACAAGCCCGTGTATTTTTTTGTTAGTATTGGAGTAGCAGGGGTAGGGAATCTTTGGTTGGATGAGCTAAAAAGCAACGACTCACGCTTTTTTGGTCGCCGCGCTGTTAAGTGCAGGGAAAAACCTCCATTGTGTTTAAATAATCCATATACTATATTCTTAACAATTCTTATATTTGTTCTATGACTCAAGACTTAAACGAACAATTCATCAATCCTGAATTACAAGATATTCAAGAACCTCTTGTCGGACCATCGGAAGCGTCTTTATTTGAATTAGATTCTATTACCAATACAGAGTTTGGTAAAGTAGAAGAAGATGAAACCTTCATGCAGGACAAGCAGGCAAAGGACATCTATCAGTCATTAAAGCCTGTAGCAACAGAAACGAAAGCAGAGGGTTATGTTGTTGATGACAAAGTTTATACAGAGCTTCCTAAAGACGCTTTACAAACAATACAGAATGAGAAGTTGCCTGACCCTCCAACAGAGGAAGAGAAGTTAAAGAAGGCAGAAGAGTTAAAGGTTCAGAAAGACGCTGAAATAGAAACTTTACAACAGCAGGCCTTTGAGCGCAACCCAGGCAATGATAAAAAGAGCCAAAGAAGAAGGGATAGACAAATAAGACAAGGCACAAGAGATATTGAACAAAAGTATAAAAAGGAATATGAGACATATCAGAAAGATACCAATATGTCTTACATAAAGGATAATAATCCTACTATAAAGCAGGTAAAGGCTACTGACTATATTGTACAAAGAAATCTAAAGGCTTCTACTGAAAGATGGAGACGTTTATTGAATGGAGAGTTATGGGAGAGGGTTTCTACTCACCAGGGAGATGACACGGTTCCTGAGTACGAGGATATGGCACAGAAGACCTATCAAAAAGGCATAAATACATTTGAAGGATTTGTAGATGCTTTTGAAAAAGATAAAGTAAAAGATGGTGACATATTCAGAGGGTTTACATTGTATGGGTATAATTCAAATACAATGGCCCCTTTTGCAAAGCCTATGTATTATAGGGCTACCAACAAGGTAGATGAGCAAGGTAATCCGGTACTTAACAGCGAAGGAAAGCAAGTTAAGATTGTAGAGAAAGTTAAAGATATAGATGGAGTATATGACCAATCTACAGGGCAGTTTATTCCTGTAGCAAACTATAAAAAAGTAACGCCAATATCCATTAAATATGATTACGACTTAATTGTAAACTTTGATGACCGAGTATCTGACATAGAGACTCAAGTAACAGAAGGTTCATTAACAAGAGCTGAAGCCGACATTAAGATAAAAACGCTTGGAGATGATAGAAACAAGCAAATGAATAATGTTGCTTCTGCCTATACAGGATTAATGTCTGATAAAAAGACACCCGACTGGTTTAAGTTGGTATTGACAGCGGCTACCTTTACAAATGAATTTGAACAGAAATGGGCAGAAATAAGACAGCAAAGCAAATCAGACGATGATGCGTATGAAAGATTATTGGAGGCTGTTGGTGGTATTGCGACATCACCATTTACACTACTATCTAAAACTGCTGAAGGTGGCGAGTTCTTACTTAAGGAGCTTGTGCGTACTGGTCTTGGTAAGGAAGTTCAAAAGATAAATAATGGTGTTCTTGCTCTTGAGGTAAAAAAGAATCCTCAACTTATACCTGCTATGCAACAGATACTTGATGAGGCAGGCGGAAGAAAGGGCATGTATCTTAACAGCATAGAGGGCATGGCAAGTCTTGTAGATGCCGCTAAAACAAAACTTGACAACAAGGATATTGAAACAATATATGCTACTTTAAAAGATTTCCTTCCTGAAGTAGAAGGAGTTATAGGCGGTTTTAAAGACGCTAAAATAGACCTTGAAATAAGCCAGTCATTGATAGAAGCAGGAATACTTAAGATAAATAATCAGTCAGGATATACAGTTGCGCTTAAAGAGTTAAATGACGGATACAATGCACTTGAAAATAGCGATGATAAGAACGTTAGAGATGCTGTAAGATACATTAAACTTAAGTCGTTCCTTATGGAGAAAGGGAGCAACTACAAAGATAGATATGCAGACCTTAAGCCAGACGATATTGAGTTCTTAAACACTACCGGTAAGGATTTGATGTTGAATAATCCAGAGGTTATAGAAAGCACAAATGAGCAGTTATTAAAACTTGACCAGGTAGCTAAAAGAGCTAAAAGTCTTTTCCCTGAAAAAGAACTTAAAGCATTTTTGAGTGAGAATATGCCTGACTTTGAAAAGAAGGTAAACTCTTACAATGGAAGTTTAAAGATATTTAACGAAAGTGCTCTTTTTAGCGAAAGAGGCAAATTTGTGTTAAACCGACTTCATGAGATTGACGATAACTACAATAGCAAGTTTACCGACACTAATATGTACAGCTTTCCTTTGCTGTCACCATTAACGCAGGATGTAACTACACTTAATAAAAGCACTCCTAAAAATATAATATTTGCTATTAAGTCTATAAATACTATAAGAGGGATGATGGAAGGTATTCGCGAAACAGGCAATAAGCTTTCATCTTTTGACTGGAGTGGATACAACCCTAATGCTGCAAACGTATCAGCATCAATAAGAGAGTATAAAAATAGGATTGAAACAAATATAGAGGCTGATAGTTATGCTGGAAAGATTGTAGGACAAATTGGAGAAGCCCTTCCTCAAATGCTGGCATTTTCAGGAGCTTTTATCGCAGGTGGACCGGCAGGAGGATATGCGTATCTTGCTGCAACAGGAACAGGTAGAGCCATGAGAGAAGCTGCTGATGCTGGATTAACGGGGATAGAACAGATAGTTTATTCTCAGCTTTATAATGGGATTGAATTTTTCTCCGAAATGATTACAAGAGAAACATCTCTTCTTGGATTAAGAAGGGGTAAGTCTGTTCTTACGAAAGACTTGATTAAGCGTATCATGTCTCCGCAAACAAGGGCTCAAGCATTTAAAGAGTATGCCAGGTTATTTGCAAAAAGAACAGGAAGGGTTTTAAAGTCAGGCTCTCTTGAATATTTAGAAGAAGAGGTTGCAGATAAAGGCAATGCAATATTGCAAAGCACGTTCAACACAATGACGAATGCTACGTTTAATCCTACGGTATTTACGGCACAGCAGAGTCTTGATATGTTGATTACAATGATAGGCACATCTGCCATATTTAGGGGAGGTACAAAACTTGCCCAAAATATGAAGAACAGGAATACGGCACAAGAGGAGATAAGGAAACAGCTTGTCAAAAACAAAGAACTTAACATTACAAAGGAAGAGGCTTTTGTTATATCTGCTCTTACTCAAAAAGAAAACATAGCACCTATACTTAAAGTCATTCAGGAGGTAGAGTCCGGCAATATAAAAGAGTCCGAGCTTAATCTTCCTGTTTATGAGATGGTAAGAGACGTATGGCTTCCTACGGCTATGTCGATGAACTTTAGTCCTAAAACTACGATGCAACAAAGGACAATAGCTCTTGATAATATTGTTAAGGCTAAGGAGATAAGCACAATGGTAGAGAACGGACAGGTGTCTCCTGAAGCGTCTGCTCAAGTAATAGAGACATATATGCAGAACGCTGATAAGGCTTTAAATGATGTAGAATATGCTGAACAGCAGTTTGCTATTGAGCCTACTGAAATGAAGACGCTTATCTACGACTATTTTGGCTTGTCTGATACGATGATAGGGAATAATGGCATCCTTGATGCAAGGACAGAAGAACAAAAGCAAACAGCTCAAGCTGAAGAGGTGGATATGACTCCTATTGACAGGATGAGTTTCTCTAACAGATTAAGGGATTTGTACGTAGCTAATGAGAAGAACAGCAATGCTGCTAGGGCTAATGAAGCGTCTATTGTATCTAATCCTGAAATGTTTTTAGCTACCAAAATACAGAACACTAAAGACCTGATAGAGAAGGCTAAAGTAGATTATGAGTTTGCCTTACAGAATGATATGCCTTACTCTAACAGGATGGCAGATGTAGAAAATCTTACACAAAGGTTAAATGACCTTGAAACATTAAAATCACGTTACTTAAATTCACAACAATATGCCACTGAAATCAGCACAAGGCCGCAGCAAGAAGGCGGTCAACCAAGCAATCTCATACAACCTACGGGAGTTGAGCAAGGACAACAAAAAATCGGGCAAGGAGAAGGGGGCGTCGGGCAAACCACGCAGCAGGCAGCAGATGCTCGCAATCGCAATTTCGGCAGCCAAGCGCAGCAAGCAGTCCAAGAAATAACAGGACTCCCCGACAATACTCCCGTAATACAGAACTATACAAGGACAATAAATCCTGGTCAGGAAGTTCAGTTAATGGATGAACTGGCTCAGCAGGTAACAGAAGGAGAAGAGCGTGCTGTTAGGCAGATGGGGCAACAAGTTGTTGACAAGGTTAAACAATGGATGACTGGAACTAATTACGCAGCTCCTATTCCTGTTATACCTCCTGTCATATCAGAAGCAAATAATCGCGTAGTAGAGGCAAGAAACGCCTTAATTGATGCGATTAACAAATCCAACGCACCTGCAAATACAGCAAATAAAAAGGCCGTTAAAACGCTTACAGATAGGCTTAAAAAAGCATTCCCTAATGTCAAGGTTATAATGGATAAGAAAGGCTTCCAGGCAGCATTAAAAGATGAAGCTGCAAGGGACCTGATGACGAAGGGTGGTGTGGTTTATGGTAGGGTATTGAATGGTGACGTGTATCTGAATCCTGACTACGCTAACTATAATACGCCTATTCATGAGTTCGGGCATCTGTGGTTGAATGCTGCTAAGGAGATTGCTCCTGAGGTTTACAATCGTGGTCGTGAGCTGATTCGTGATAGTGAATACATGGATAAGCTGCAAGCAGACCCGTTGTATGAAGGATTATCTACTGAAGAGATGGAGAACGAGGCTTTGGCTACCGCTATTGGTGACAGAGGAGAGCAGTTTTTTAATGAGGTGCAGAAGCAAGGGTTTAGAAACTGGTTAAGGAGGTTGATAGGTAAGCTGTCTCAGTATGTAGGAATATTTAATCTTAGCAAGGTAGAGTTAGACCTGCTTACGCTTGATGAGTTCCTTAACCGAGCCAACGCATCATTACTTGCAGGAGAGGCTGTTACTTTCAATAAGATGTCGGACAGGGATAAGCTGTTTGAGGTAAAAGCATATCACGGAAGCCCTTATAGCTTTGGTAAGTTTACTACAGAAAAGATAGGAACAGGCGAAGGAGTGCAGGCTTTTGGATGGGGTTTATACTTTACGGATGTAAAAGATATTGCAGAAACTTATAGGAGGACATTATCTTCAAGTAATTTATTAAAAGATGGGAAAGAAGTTGATGATGAATTGTATGCGACAATTGGTGCTTATAAAAAAGGATATAATGAAGGAGAAGGACTTTATAAAGTTTCAGTTGGGCTTTATCAAGGTTTTGATAAAAACAAAATACTTAAAAGCCTAGAAGACCATAAACAAGTAATAGAAGACACTTCATGGACAGATGAGATAAAGAACGATAGATTAAACTCGCTTGAGGATGTAATAAACGACTTTAAATCAGGCAGGTATTCTATTAAAGAAGGAGGTTCTCTATATGATGTTACACTGCATAAAGGCAAACAGCCATCTGAATATAATTGGCTGGAGTGGGATAAGGAAGGATTTAATGATATAATTGAAAAGATAGATAAAAAAGTTGATGGATTTAAAAATAGATTTAAAACAGAAGACACGCCAGGATTAAAAACAACTGGAGAAAACATATATTTACAGTTGTCTAGAACTATTGGTAGCGATAAGGAGGCGTCATTATTACTTCTTGAAAACGGGATTGATGGTATAAAATATCCAGCAGAAAGCATATCTCGTGGAGCAACATCAGCAACATCAAGAGGGTCCAATTATGTGGTATTTGATGAGAACGCTGTGGAGATAGAGCAGCAAACTCAATTCATGGCAAGACAGCAAGAGCCATCATTTAAGTCTCAAATGATTGACCTTGCTAATGCTGTAATGCAAAGAGAGCTGTCTAAAGGCAGAACACTTGAAGAAGCAAGAACTATAGCTACATCAGAAGTATCTGCTGCTGTTATAGCAAATGCAACAGGAAAGTTCAATAATAATGCTGTACAGAAGCAAATAGAGAATTATGTAGGAGAGGCGTATAATGAGCGCAAGATAGCAGAGCAAGCGGCAGCAAGACAGCGCAGGATAAGCCAAGCATTTGCGTCCCCAAGCACCCAAGCTATTGTAACTGGCGCAAATCAGGCGGCTCAAAATATAGCAAATGCAAATGTAGGCAGCAGAACAAAGACTACAGCAAAACAGGCATACGATACCGTACTTGGTCAGGTAAAAGCATCCATTGACAGGATGTATGCAAACGGAACTGTTCCTGCCGGAGTGTCCTGGATAGACATGATGAGCCTTGCTCCTGCTATCGCTTCTGATGCCGTAAGGGCTTCATTCCCTGCTGCTAATAGACAAATGTTTGAAGGAGAGGATATGGTTAATATGACCAGTTCTCAATGGATTAAAAATGCTGTATCCAATCAGATACGTGCTATAAAGGATGTAAAAGACAGAGCTAAAAAGATTGAAGATGCTGTTAAGTTGATACTTAAAGATTTCCAAAATAGATATGGAAGAGGAGCTCAACTTACTACAGGGCAGATAAAAGCAATTATCAAAGACTTAAATGATAATATTTTCTCAAGAGACGATATAATGACAGCAGTAGATAAAGGAGCTACTGAAATATCAAAAGTCGTAGAAAAAGCATACAGAAAAAAAGTTCTTGCTGATGTGCAAAAGTCATTTGACAGACTTGAAACAGCTTCATCTACAAAGTATTCTGGAGAGTATTTTGATAAGGTAAAAGCTATACTTGGATTCCCTTTATCTGAACTTCCTGATAGCAGTGCATCTCTTGAGGAATTGTCAAAACTAAACGGACACATCAAAGATATTGTTGCTCTAAAATTAGGGTCAATACAAGATGCGATAGATATACTTAATTCAATATCTCCGTCTAATCAGCAAAAAATAGCCGACGAGCATAAGAGTCTGTTGACTAAAATAAAAGACCTTATAAATAAGGCTAATACGCAGACTTTGTCAATGCTTGACTACAAGAAGATGATGGAGCTTAAAAAAGCTGTTGAAGATGTACAAGAAAGAAAGAACAATATATCCGCGCTTACTCCACAGCAACAAGCAGACATCATGCAACAGTATGGTGTACTGATGCTTACAGACTTAGGGGATATAAACAGAATAATTGCTGATAAAGAGCAGGATATTAAAATAGAAACAACAGCTCTTGTAGGTAAGATAAAAACAGAGCTAGCAGATGAGCTTTCCGATATAAGAAATAAAATACCAAACGGAGTGCTATATCAGCAGTTCCTTAGCTTTATGACGTCTCTGTCGGATGATTACTTAAGCAATTTAAGTCCGGCAAATATGCTTAGCCTGTCGTCTGCGCTATCTCAGGTGTACGACTATGGAAACTATAGCAATATGGTATATACCGAGTATGTTAAAGCATTAAGATGGAAACAAAGAGATGGTGGATACAAGTGGGGTACTGAAATTGCTGCAAGAAGAAATGAAATAACAGCAACAGGATTAACAGGTTTTGTACAAAATGCTTTCAGAAACTTTGCAAGAACGTTTACTGATGTAGAGGGAGCAACACCTTCGGCTGATGCCATATCTCGTAATTTAGACCTTCTAAAGATAACAGCACTTGATTACGAGTTGTATAACGAATTTGACCGCCTTAATATGGGATACCTTGAAAGAGAAATCTTTGGCCCTATGGCTGCATCTATTGATGCCGCTATGGTTAAGACTCAATCAAAACTTGGTCAGCTTCAAACGGCAATGATTGCGTTTTCTGATAAAAGCAACCATGCAACCATCAAAAAGGCGATAGGTCAAGTTCTGAAGACATACGATGTGTCCGGCTCAATACTTGGAATGAGTCTTAGGAACAAATTAAGAGAAGGTCGTGCTGCTTCATTCTTGAATGATATATCGGTAAGGATGGCAGCTATTGTTGCCCATCAGATAGACCATATCTCAAATAACCCTGCTCAGATTATTGACAGAGTTCTTCAGAGGAACATATTTGAAGTTAAGGCTGGAGAGAAAGGGGTAACGTTCATGGAAGGTACGATGTTCGATTACTTCACTAAGGGTGGCGTATCCTTTAAATCTCTTGAAGGAAACAACAATAAGTTTATGGATGCGATAGCTTATGCTGCCCTTACGAATGGAGGCACAACTACGCTTAAAGACCTGACAGAGGGTAAGCTTATGGACTTGCTTACAGATAAGCAAAAAGAAGGATTAGCCGGATGGAGAGAGCATATCAATCAAAATAGAGAAACATTTGAGGCTGCACAGGTTATAGTAGGCAATATGGGAGCTTCTGTTAAAAACTATTTCCCAATAAGAGTTTACGGGGATAAGACAGTAACAGAGGTAACAGACCCTATGGCGTACCTAAATGGCCAGTTCTCAAATCTTGGTATTGATAAGGGGCAGACCATATCACGGTCAGGAGAGACTGGAACGATAGACCTTGACGCAAACAAAGTCCTCCTTCATAATATGAAGGCATTGAATCTAATGGTAGAGGTAATGCCATTCCTTCAGCAGATAAAAGGTCTTGGTGATGCTATCAACGATGTAAAGACAGCTAAGGATGTTAATGAGTTCTCTGCTGCGTATCTTGAAGGTGTTGATAAAAATCTTACAGAAAGACTTAAGGCTAATCTGTCACATAATGAAAGGGTAGTAAATGATGACTTTGGATATACTTTTAGGCTGATGAGTTCTGCTCAGTCGTTTGCTGCAAGGGTATGGCTTATATCTGTAACAAGACAGCTGTTTGCCGACTTCCCTGCAAATATTGGAAAACTTACGTCTGCATTAGGTTTTGAAAATAAAAAGTTTGGAAATCAGATATTGCAACTTCTTTCTCCTAAAAAATCAAGATATACTACAGATACAGGAACGTACAAATGGGACGACTATGTAGAGATAGCTAACTTGACAGGCTCTCCTGTCTATAAGGTAATGTCTTTGTATGCTGATAACTTCCTGTATGAATTTAAGAAAACTCCTGAGGAATTACAAAGACAGCAAAGAGTAGCGTCATGGCAGGATATGGCTGTTAAGAAACACGGGTGGATGTCAAGGTTTGAGGAAGCGTTTAAGCGTATAACAGGCGAGTATTTAGACCATCAAAAGTTTAAAGATGAGAGAGGCGTTTACAGAGCATCTAATATGGATGCTGTACTTCAAGCTTCTTCGGTAGCCGATTCGTTTACTGACAGACAATTCTCCTTGCCTTCATTTACAAGGCAGCCTCTTAGAAAACAGCTTTTAGCTCCGTTCTTAGGTAGAGGAATCAGGAATATGTTTGATACTGATAAACGTAAAATATCTCTTGCAAAAGATAACCCTTTAGCTATTCTAACAGGGTTTCTTCAAGGGTATCCAACTACCCAGCATCAGTTGTATAACTCATACATAAAGCTTGCCTTCTCAACTAGAAGCGGCCTTTCTTTAGGTAAAAGAGCCGAGTACTTAACAAGGGCTGTCCTTGAGGGTATAGTTCCGTCAATAACCTATTCTATTTTCAGGTCTTACATGGGTGTGCTGTATCTAAGCACGGCAGCAGCGGTATATGCTGCGGCAGGAGATGATGACGACCCAAAAGCAGTTGAAAACAAGATTAAAGAACTTGACAAGAAAGAGGGATGGGACAAGTATATTGAAACAATAAAGACTGGTCTTAAAGCTAAAAGTAAAGCTGTAAATGAAGTTATAATTAATGGCATAGCGTCAACAGCAATAGACCCTCAAACAAGTTTCTTTTGGAGGACAGCATTAGGGATGGCAGCATTTTACATGTACAAAGAAGGTGCTACTGAGAGGTTATTGACGATGGATAAGCGTCAAAGGAAAAAGGCTATGATGCAGATGAGGCAGAAAGAAGCGTCTTGGTTTAATATGTACAACGTAAGACCTATTGAGATTTATGGAGGCAAGACGTATGACGAGGCAATAAGAGCTTTCTATAGTGCTGAAGAGCCAACAAAGGGATGGGAAGATTTGGTTAATTCGTTCTCGGGAATATCTGCAATTCACGGGTTATCTACAACAGTTAACGATATACGCAGATACTATGCTGCATCAGGTGAAGACACTAAAGTTGACAGCAAAGAGACGGCTATTGCAGCAGGGCTTACTGCTTACGGGTACATATTTGCCAATATGATGATAGGTGGGAAATTCGGGTTTTTCTTAAATATGGTGAGTGGAGACCTAAGAAATATTGGAACTAAAATACTTAAAGAGCAAAGGCCTGAGGTTGTTCAAGAAGAAAGAAAACAAGAAAAGAAAACGCGCAGAGGATTTACGATGTTTTTTGAGCCTGGAGAAAGTGGAGGTAAAAAAGGAAGCCGCGGAGGTAGTGGAAGAGGTGGCGGAAGCGGAAGAGGAAGAGGTGGTAGCGGTAGAGGTGGTGGAGGAAGGTAAACATGGGTCAGTAATAGAAAGTGTTTATATAAATAGCCTCTTTTTATGGAGGCTATTAACTATTTTTGTTAAAAAGATATAAGATGCCAATAACAGCGTCATTTACAGCATCCCAAAGTTCGGACTGTACTACCTTTCAGGTAACAGATACTACCAACTATTCAGCTCCCGAAACAAAGGCGGCTATGACAAGCCGTTACTTATACATGTATAAAGCAGACGGAACGCTGTATAAAACAGTAGATTTCTCATACGCCACCTATCCTACTGATGTAATTACCATCACCGGCATAGACCAAGATTATGGATTTAAGGTAAATATGGAGATTACTCCTGCTTCGGTGGTAGTAGGAAGCGTATATACTGCCAGCAAGGTGGTAGCACTAACCTGCTACTCTAAGGTGGCTTTCTTCGAGCGTCAGAATAAAATGGTCATCGAGCCATCTCTCCTTGTAAGTACAGAATACTTAAAGGATAGCATGAGGATACTTTTGGATATAGAAGCGGCTAATAACGCAGCAGTAGATACCGATGTGCTGAATGCCCAGAACGCTATTGACAGAATCAAATTCATCACCGATAACGACGGATTATAATGCCCAAGTATAGTCAAACCGAAATAGAGTTATGGATTAGCAGGGCTAACAAAACCCTCTACAAGCTCGGAACTAAATCCACCGATGAGCGCTTCTTTGAGGAGGATAGCTCATACGAGGATGAGAAGGTCTTGATATACTGCCTCAAAAAGGCCGTTTCTTTTGTATATACATCGAATAGCGTAACAGCTACTAATTTAGCTGCGGTAGTATCGCTTCTCGTTAGTAGGCTGTCTCTGTACGACTTTGGCAAGCAAGTGCCTATGTACAATACCGGAAGTAATGTATATGTAGGACTTAATACAGATTATTTAGGTGTTCCTGTTGTTCCAAGTACTCCAGGAAGCGGAAGCACTCCTCCTGATGATATTACGCTTGTTGGTGGTGTTGACATCACTGCCGGAGTAACATCATTTACGGATGCTCGTATGGTTACTGCGTTTAGATACAGGGTAGTTAGAAACAGCATAAATTTCTACGATTGGTATAGAAGCGGTAACTCTATCTTCCTTACAGGAGTAGGAGATGCTGTTGTTGCTGGTGATGAGTTTGTAATACAATTCTATTAATATGAAGTTTGTTTTATCGTTCTTATTGGTCTTTTTATGTGTGTTTGCTACGGCTCAGGTTCCTCCTATGGTACTTGGTGGTCCTCAAGGCATCTCATCCAAAAGAGTACTTGCAGAGCAGTGGTTATCAATCCCTGTTATGATAGATACTCCTGCTGCCCCCCTCACGGGTACTCCGTGGCCAGAAAAGGGTTATATCGTGCATGTAACTAAAGCTAACGACACTACGGTGTGGCACTATACAGGGAAAAGATGGCAGAGGATAGGTGGTGCTGCCGAGAATAAATTCACTCAAGTTATTACAGGTGGCGGCTTTACAAGAAGTGCTACTCTAAATAGATTCACCGTAGAGGCCTCTACCTATTACATCAAAGGCCAATATTACAGCTCGGTACTATCGCTATTGCTTGGAGTTACTAAAACGCCTAACGCTAACGGAAGGATAGATATTATTGCTTTAGAAGCATCCGGTCCGGTGGTTATACCTGGGACAGAAGCATTAAACCCGGTTAGTCCAAGCGTAAGTGATAATAGAATCAAGATTGGGTTTGTATATTACCCTCCATTTGATAGCCTTCCTACCATATCTGGAAATGGCATAGAAGCCATATTCAGAAGACCCGGGGTGGATAGCATATTCTTCTCTACATCAGATACTACGCTGTCTATAAAGGACAGCATTGGTATTTCAGTAGCGACCAATGGACTTACGGCAACTGATAAGACTATTAAATTAGGGGGCTCTTTAACAGAGAATACTAATATTAATCTGTCAAGTAGGAGATTGAATATAATCGGAGGTAGTGATACTACAAGGTTCTTTTCAAACGGAAGGGTAAGCATAGGTGGAACTCCTGACAGCGCTAATGTATTTAATGTGAATGGTAATACAAGGGTTAATGGCATATTAAGATTAGCTCCGTCAAGTCCTTCAAATGCAGCTGTTATAATCAATCAAAATAGCGGCGATGGTAGCCTTGTTTGGGCTGGAAATGCTTTGAGTTTGCCTTCTAACTTAGGGGCAAGAAATGTTATTATTAACCCTACTGCAATTTTTTCAAACCTTACTGGTTTTGAAAACGTATTAATAGGAAGAGGAACTGGCAATAACTTAATTTCAGGAAATGGGAATACTTTTGTTGGGAATAATACAGGAACGAGTATTACTTCTTCTTTCAATACAATGATAGGCTCAAGTGACGGATGGGGAAATCTTCCTTCTAACACATCTCGTTCCATACAACTCATAGCAGGAGGCCATGAGAGTAATAAAGCCGACACTGCACTATTAGGACTTACTACTCAATACGCTTTTATTGGTGGAGGAAATTTTAGCAATGGATATGTAAAGGATTATTATTTTGGAGGCGGAAATAGAGTTCGCAAACCAGACCTTAGCAATATAAGCTTTTTTGCTCCTTCTGGGTATCCTACTGCTGTCGATACGATAGGTAGTAATTTTACTATCAATGCAGGTAGGGGTACTGGTCAGGGGCTAGGTGGTTCGGTTATATTCAGAACATCGGATACCACTACAGCAGGAACTACATTACAAACTCTAACAGAAAGAGCAAGAGTTACACCAAATGGTAATCTTTTGGTAGGTACACCTACGGATAACTCATCTGCTATAGTAAATATATCATCTACAACAAAAGGGTTTCTTCCGCCGAGAATGACAGGTGCTCAGGCAGAGTTGATTGGAAGTCCGGCAGAGGGGTTGATGATATACTCTACAGATGGAAGCGGAGCTACAATAACATCAAAGGGTTGGTGGGGATATGATGGCTCAACATGGGTTAAATTAAACTAATAATATGTCAAATTGCAACGATACTACAACGACTAAACCAACAGAGGTTTCTAACGTAATAAAGGCAGACGTAAACTTTACGGTACTGAAAGGAGATACTTTTGATGCTGTTGTAACATTTAAAGATGCTGACCAAAAGCCTCTTAACTTTACAGGAGCTACGCTACTTATGCACATTAGAAACGAAGCGGATGCTCTTATCGCCACATTACAACCAGGGGCAGGATTTACTGTATCTTCAAATATTGTTACATTTAATTATATTCCAAGCTCTCCTACGTTTACCATTGATACGTACTTCTACGACCTGCAATGCACTTTTGCAAGCGGCCTTAGAAAGACGCTGATTGGAGGCAAGTTTAAAGTACAAAAAGAAATAACTATACCTTAATGGCATTTGTAGAAATCATAGGACAACAACCGCTCATAGAAGTAAGCTCAAAAGAGCCAGCTGAAGTAATCATATCAGGTGGCTCTAAGGTACAGATGAATGTCATCGTAGATAGCGATGTTACAAATGTAAGTATCGCTGCTTCTCAAGGCATCCCTGGACCTACTGGACCTGCTGGCGCTGCTGGCCCTAATACGGTTTCTACATCTACGTCAACTAATATTACGGGAATCCTTGCAGGTAATGGAACTACGGTTCAAGAGGCTCAAATGAATACCAACAAGTTGTTGGGTAGAAGTACTGCCGGGGTTGGCGACATAGAGGAGCTGTCAATAGGTACTGGGCTTTCTCTTACTGCCGGAACTTTAAGCTCTACATCTGTTGGTCTAGCATCTGGTATTACATCAGGAACAGATACATATACTACAACAATAGCAAATGTAACAGGATATGTTACCAATGATACCTATGTTATAAAGTTTGTAAATGCTAACACAGGTGCTTGTACTATTAACATAAATGGGTTAGGTGCTAAGACGCTTGTAAAGAACGTGTCGTCAACTTTGGTTGGTGGAGATATTCAGGCTGGTCAGGAGATGATTATCATCTACGACGGGACAAACTTTCAGGTATTAGGTATTGCTCCTAATCAGATGTTTGCCTTTGTTACGAATGATGATTCTGTGACAATAACTAAAGGTCAGGTAGTTTATGCTTTTGGTGCAGCAGGGGATAGGATGTCTGTTAAGTTAGCCAGTAACTTAGGAGACCCTACATCTGCAAAGACGATAGGTCTTGTGTACAGTTCTTCAATAGCCCCTAACGGAACAGGTTTTATTATCACTCAAGGTGTTATACAGAATCTTAACTTAGGCGCTTATAATGCAGGAGATACGCTTTATCTTGGCTCAACTCCGGGAACTTACACAAAGGTTAAGCCTTATGCCCCGAATCATCTTGTGTACGTTGGCATAGTAGAGCGAGCAAACGCAGGAAACGGGCAGATATTTGTTAGATGCCAAAACGGTTATGAGCTCGATGAGATTCACGACATAGACCTTATATCTACTGCTCCCGTAAATAATGATGTATTGACTTATGTTACGGGTAGTCCGAATCTTTGGAAGCCTCGTAGCGTTACTACTATTTTAGGATATACCCCTCCGAGAACTTACAATCAGAATACTACTCCGACAGGAACAGGAACGAGTAGCATACCCATTGGCTCTTTGTGGTTTCATTCTGACACCGGGATTCAGTACACGTACTACTACGATGGTAACACGTATCAATGGACTCAGGAGACATTGCCATTAGGGCCACAAGGTCCACAAGGTGCTAACGGTACGAATGTGGTTAATGGCTCAACTGCTACTACCTTTACAGGACTTCTGAAAGGTAATGGTAGTACTATAAGTGCTACAACGGTAGTTACAGAACTTGGATTCACACCTGAGAATGTGGCTAATAAGGAGAATGTAACATTAGACAATTCGTCAACAAAATATCCTACAAATAACTTAGTTAAAACTAATTTGGATAGCTTTGCGGATGATGTGGATTATGCGATAATGGTTAATCAAAGAATACTATTTAATTTTTAATATTATGGCTTTACCTTCAGGTTCATTAGTTAGAGTGGCAAATCAGCCGGCAGCAGGTTTTGCGGTGCTTACAGGCACAACAATAGGTACGCTTGGCAGCAATACTAACGGAACAACAATAGAGACAGCAGGAACGTATGGCACAAGGGTTATTGCTCTTACAGCCACTACCAATGATACAGTTACTGTGAACGTGTTTCTTTACATTTTAAGAGGTGGTAGTACGGTAGTTCCTTTGGGTCTTGTGAACGTACCTGTTTCAAGTGGTAACACGTTTGCTGCGAGGTTTGCGGTGGATTTCTTGAATGGCACGAATATTCCAGGACTTCCTTTGGATAATACAGGAAGGCAGTACATACCTTTGTTGGCAGGGGATGTGCTTAGAGCGACAACATTAGCAAACTTGTCAGCATCTACTTCCTGCTTTATTCAGGCAATGGCATTAGATTATTTAGCTCCATAATGAATGCAAACGGACTATATAGTGGATTAGAATTAGGTACTGTTAACGGTGTGTATAACGGTGTTAATAGTGGTGTGGGTAATGGTGCTGTTTCAAATGAAACTAAAAGATTGAATCCGTTAATATTGGATTTATTCCCAGGAGCTGCTGCTGCTTATTCTTTACGTAAGTTAAGAACATCTTATAATGGCAGTTGCATAAGAATTAGACGTAGTTCAGATAATGCAGAAACTGATATTGGATTTGTTAATAATTATGTAGATACAAATGAAGTTGAAAGATTTACTGGTAGTGGTGCTGGGGCTTTTGTTGTAACATGGTATGACCAATCTGGGAACGGGAGGAATGCAACTCAATCAACTGCGGCAAGTCAGCCTTTATTAATGGCGTTGAATTTTGAATTTGCTACGATTGATGCAACTGCTACAGCTGAAAAAGCGATTATTTTTAATCAATTAAATTGGAGGTTAATATCTAATTTTACAACTATATCACAACCTATAAGCGCATTTACATACGGTAGAAAAGATAACGTAACAACTGCACTTGCAGGAGTTTATTATGATTCATATAATAATACTGAATCAATATTGCTTTACTCTGGAACAAATGAACTTCCAAACAATAGATGGGGTATTGGCACAGGTACTGCATTATATGGTACAACATCTGGCAATACAAATCCTAATTTATTTTCTACTTTGCATAATGGTGCATCTTCATCTATACATATTAATGGCCAATCTTATGCAAGTGGTAATGCAGGAACTAATGGATTGAATGGTTTAGCGATAGGTAATTTAAGAGGGAATCCTTCTCCTATTGCAGGAAGTTATCAATTGAATGGCCGTATAGCTGAACTTATCATTTATGGTTCTGACCAGTCATTAAAACGAACAAGCATTGAAAAAAACATAAATAACTACTATAGAATTTATTAACATGACATACAACTTTGACTTTTACATTGAGAAAGACAGCAAACCCTATCTGACAACAGAGAAGGCTGCTAAATACATCAGCGATATTCTCTATTCAAGAGTGTCATCTGACAAACCTTTGCTCGAAGCAAGGATAGCATCAGACCTTGAAACAACAGGAGAAACAGCTCTTATTGAGGATGAAAGACTGCATCTATTAAATGTCCTCCTCTCCCTAAACATAGACAACTATGCAAAGAGTAAGCTTGTTTTCCCTCTTGTTCAGGATGTTGTGGATGGTGTTCCTGTTAGGGTTACAAGGTGGCAGCTGAGAGCGCAGTTAGCTATTCAAGGACTTGAGGCTAATGTTACAGCAGCTATTAATGCTCTTCCTGACAGCACACAAGCAGAACAGGAGTTTAAGATTAAGGCTCAATACGCTTGGGATTATTCTAATAACATCGAAAGAACAAGTCCTACAGTGAGTATGATTCAGGCGGTGTTAGGATTAACAGATAGTGAGGTGGATGATATATTCATTAACGCTTATCAAATAGATATTTAATGGCATTAGATTTTCCATCCAGTCCAACGCTTAATCAGGTGTACACTTCTTCAGGAACATCTTGGAAGTGGAATGGTTATGCTTGGGATGCTTACAATCCTTACAATACAATAAGGAGGTTTGCTGCGAGTGGTGTGTATTTATACTGTGGTGTTGCTCTTGTAGGAAGTAGTGAGGCTGCTACGGTGTGGACTATTACAAGGCTTACAATAGCAGCAGATGGTAGTGTTAGTGCAACAGCAACAGCACAGCCTGCTGGGGGTGTAGATTGGACAAATTATTTAACTCATACATATAGCTAATGGCAGTTAGATGGGCAATAGCATCGGGAGATAATAACAACGTGAGTACATGGAATGATGGGGCAACATTAGGCTTACCTACATCTGCTGACTCTGTATTTACTAATGGCTTTAATGTTAATATGGTGGCTGATGCTACTTATATTAGCATGAATAACACTGCAAGAGCAAGGGATATTGCTACACCTGCTATGACAGCTAATAATGCTCCAAGTCCGTATGTTGCTGCTGCGAGTACAGGCGCATCTCCTTGGAATGCTTTTGATAGAAATTATGCATCTTCAAGTAATTTTTGGGCTTCAACAACAACACCTGCATGGCTATCTATGGATTTTGGAGCAAGTGTTATAATAGACGCTTATACAATATTTGGCTCTAATAATCAAACTCAAAATCCCCGAAACTGGACATTAGAAGGAAGTGCTAATAATACTACTTGGACAACGCTTCATACTGTAACACTCCCATCTGCTATAGGGGTAGGTAGTTCTTATTCAAGCGGTTCTATAGGAAATACAACATCATATAGATATTATAGAATAAATATAACATTAAACGGAGGAGCTGGGAATATACTTATCACTGAACTCGAACTCTACCAACCAGGCACAGCAGCACTTGCAGCAGGAGGTTCTTTCAACTTCAACACAGCAGGTGTAACTGTAACTTGTACATCCACTTCAGCATCTCTATCAGCAGGTGCTACAAACCTTATTACTGTCACTGCTACAACA